GCTGGGCACTTGTATGTGCGGCCAAAAAATTCTACAATATACCATCTTGAACAAATAGGTTCCAAGTTGAATGGAAAGGTAAGCACGGTGATTTCAAGGCTCAGGCTGAGGTCTGGGATTCTTTGCTACAGGCTCAAGTCCGGGTTTGCTACTTGCCTGGGCTTGAGCCTTGAAAGCACCGGGAAAGTTTGGCCGCCACCTCCATGGTCCCACCGTGTGTCGGTGAAGGCGGCCAAGGCATACCATTTTGTCATCGGCACTCCCTGGCGGTGGGGCCAAAACATCTCCCGCACAACACACAAAAAGCAGAATGGAGCATGTCCACCTGGTTTGAGGACCGGGGGAAGCGTTCTCAATTTGTGGTTGGATGGTTTGAGGTTCGGGACAGAGGGGTGCACGGCATGACGTCAAAGGTCAAAGACGATGTGCGAGCCATTCAGCGGGGCGGCGGTCAAGTGATCAAGAATCAATTGGTTGCGCCGTCAGAAGATATTGCCACAGCGGTTGCGTCCATAACCAGGGCACCGGCAAAGCAGAGCACACCACCTGCCAACGCAGATAAAAAAGATGCACCGAAGGCCACACCCAAGCGCAAAAAGGTCGTTGTGGACAATACGGTGAGGCCGCATGAGTTGCGTCAGGCACGAGGTCTGCCAGCCAAGGTGCCTCAGGTTGAGCCGGATTCAAAGATGAGGACGGCGGCCAATCACAGAGTCATGTTGGACCTGGTTCAAGACACGATCATGCGAGGTCTGACGGATGAACAGGCAACCAAGGAATTGGGAATTGGGTTGCCGGAATATCGGAAGCTGCAGACCGGCGTGATGGACCGGCTGATTGAACAGCTTCAGAAGCAGACGACATTTCAGGTGTATGCCCATTATGTGTTAGAGCAGAAATCATGCGTGCTGGAGTTGCAGAAAATGATCGATGGCTTCAAGACATCGAAGCAACACAATGCGCTTGTCGGGGCTGTGAAAGCCAAGTCTGAGATATTGGACAAGATCATTTCCAAGGGACAGGATATGGGAGTGATTGAGAAGCGGGCGAAGCGGATTGAGTTCATTGGTTCGCTGGACGTTCGGAATATGACTGATCTGGACATTGCCCGGAGCATTATGCTTGAGATGCAGGAAATCAATGAGCTGGTCGATGAGGGAATCATTGACGCTGAAGTCGTTGAACCGAAACAATTGACAGGATCATAAGGGGGTTGATTATGGGATCAAGCCAAAACGCACCGACAAAAGATTATTACAAGAATGAGGCGGTGCCAGCTGCGCCAGATTGGCTTCACCTGGACATGGGCGGGACAATGTCCCATATCATGATCCTCAACAGGGGGTCATCCGACCTGGTGTTCAGCTTTGACAAAGGGCAGAACATCCACGGGTCCATTACGGTCCTGGATGGCGGTGAAGTGCGGGATGACATTTCGCACAAGCACATTTCAATTCAGGCAGCCGGGGCCGGGGGAATCGTCCAGATTGAGGCTTGGAGGTCGTCATAATGTCAAGCCATGGTGGAGCGGGTGATGGTGGTGGCGGTGGAGCCAGTGGCCTCAACTTCAAGGATGAAGGGGCTGTTGTAGGCTCAAGCACAACCTTGAATGTGGTCGGGGCTGGTGCGCAGGTCGTCATGGACGGGCTGGAGGCGAAGCTCAATGTGGGCGGTGCTTCCGGGGTCTTGGAGATAGACAAGGACGGGGTGCGAGTCGATGACGCCAGCATCCTGGACTATCTGGGAAATGGCGTTGACATCGATGTCACCGGCGGAATAGCTGCTTTGGCTTGGCCGCAGGTTGTGTCCGCTGAAGTCGTGATTGACCAAAGCTATCCGGCTGACAGTGACACGTTCAATCAGTACAACACCGTGGCGAATGGAATCACCAAGGCGATTGCTTTGGCGGCGGTGGGTCCGGTGACGGTCCGGTTCAAAAAGGGAATATACACTGAAGAGGGCGTTGTCATTCCCGGCAGCAACTATCCGTTGACGCTGGAATTTGAGCCGGGGGCGATTTTTACCGGGGCGGCCACTCCGGCAGACCACATCTTCAAGATCAACAGTGCGGGACAGGCTACCAACCCGCTGTGGATCAAGGGATTCAACTTCAGGCCGGCAGGCAACACCATCGCATATAGCGTGTTCAAGTTGACAAGCGGATCGCAGGTCATGTTCGACGGGATCACCTGGGAGATGCGCATTGGAAACTATTATTCACGCAGGGCGTTCATCGAGGGGGATGACGGCGTGTGGGGGCAGAGCAGCCGCATCTGGGGCCGGAACATCTACACCAAGTGTCTGGCCACTTATGGCGTTGTCAACCTGAGCGGCCATTGGGAGTGTGATTGGCAAAACAGTTCTTTCTGGGCTTATGGGAAGTCAAGTTCATACGGTAACATCCATCATGTGAACGGAACAATTCCATCAGCGGTCAACTGTCACTACTTCACCAATTGTGCTTTTGGCCCTGGGCCCAGGATCATCCACCTTGACAGCAACATCAATTACTGGCTCAACGGGACGTTCGTTGACTACAGTGATTCATACATATTGTCGAATGAGAATGGCGCAAACAACGACGGTGACAGCATCCTTCAGTCGGCGGTCACAGACCAAGGATCACCGGCCACTGTTGATTGGGGCATGGGAGTTCTCAATGCCGGGTTGAAGCAGACAGAATACAATTCCATGCTCATCGCATCGCAGGTCAAGCTGGAGTTGCAACTCAGCTATCAGGATTACAGAGGATTCTATGTTGAAGGGTATGATGACGCAGTTGGGATTGACGTGGCCAACTGCAACGGAATCCAGCCTGATTATGACGCAGGTTACGTTGATTTGCATGATGACCAGGTGGCAGACAACTTCGATCAATACGCTGATGTCGCAGCGTTGACGGCTGTTTGGTCTTTGGTCGGGGCGGGAATGGTTTTGAATTTGGGTCCGAGTGGCGGCAGCGACGGCGGCAAATATATGACGTTTGGCTTTGGCGCCAATTCAGACGACGGATATTGCACACGATCTTTTTCCACTCCACTCCGGCTCAGAGACATGAACTACTTTTCTTTCAGCACCAAGTTTGTTGGGTCAATCGCAACTGATCTGTACATTCAGTTGATTGACGGGACGGGGAAGGTTGCAAACGGTCCGACATTCTCTGATACACCGTCTGGGGGTTGGGATGAGAAAACATATGTCATCGGCAATTTCACCTTGCCTGTGGCTGGCTTCAATTGGAATAACATCACCGCAATCCGCTTCCGGTTGTCCGTCACTTTGGTGAATAGCGGACAATACCAGATTGATGACATTCACGTTCACAAGGATGAAGTTTGGACGGCGCAAACTGTCATCGATCAGATGGACACGCTGACAGGGTGGACAGCGGTCGCAGGCACTGCTCCCACGCTGGCTTCCGGTTTGGGCCTGAACGGTGGTGATGCGGTCCGGGTTGATTTTGCTAACAGCACAGGAATCTACAAAACCGGGTCGTGGAATTTTGGAGTTGATCCAATTGCCTTCCACGTCAAGGTGAAGTTGGAAACTGGGTTCACTCCGGGCAATGGCATCAACTGCATCTTGATGATGTATGATGGCACCCGCTGGATCTGGATGGATGGCCCAAGATCACCTGTTGTTGGCGGCGTGGGCGATTCCGAAAATGGAATATTCAACGCAGACGGCGGAAAGTGGAAGTCACTGGTTTGGTTTGTGTCGGATGGGATCACCTGGGGAACATCGTTGCCGGGCGGGACACACGGGAATCCTGATGATTTCAATTTTGCCAATGTGCAACAGATCAGAATATATGCCAATTTCAGATATACGCAGGGGACGGTTCTGTTCAATAATCTTGAAAAAGGAATGCCTGGAGTCATTGTCACCGATGCTTTCCGGCAAACCACAGATGTCGTTGGACAGATGCTTTCCCACAGCGGATACAATCTGAAAAGCATCTTCAGGCAGGATTGGAGTGTTGCCACCACCAGCGGCCTTTTGTTCCAATGGCAAAGGTTCGCAACACCGTTGACAACTGCCAGGTGCTTCCTGGGCTTGTGGCCTTATGAACATCAGTCGGGACAGGCCGGACACCAGAATCCAGGGGATGGGATGTTGGGCGAATGGTTGGACAGCGTCATCACAGCCACTGACTATCCGTACATGCGAATGAGGATTTGCGCCAAAGGCCGGTTGAGGATTACCAACAGTGCGCTGATGTGGAATGATTAAGGGGGTTTGACATGGGTAAGTTCGGAAGGAAAGACGTCACACAACAAACAGCCTTTGCCTTGCTGAAGCAGGATGGGCTGGATGTGAAAATTCAAGGGGCCATCCTGGACGTTCAGAACAATCCGGTTGTCATTCCACCGGCGGTCTTGACCCTGGTTGCCAGTGCCACCAATTACATTTATGTAGTGGTGGGAGGTGCCACGATTGAGGCCAATACAACCGGATGTCCAGACCATGGCAAGCCGTTGTGGGAGATCACCACAGACGGCAGCGAAGTGGTGGAAGCCATTGACAAGCGGGCTGTGGTTCGCCTGTCCGCTCACTCTGCCTGTGTAACATCGCCCACGTGGCTTCAGGAGCAGACGTTCAACGGTGATGTGGACTGGTCCAACTTTGACATTTCAGGGTCCGTGGACATTCCAGCCGGGGCGACCGGGATCAGGATGGAGGTGCACGTCAAGGAAATGGGGACGGTGCCTGCTGCTGACCAGGTGTTTGCTATGTTCCGGCGACCGGGGGAAACAGCACTCAGCCAGGCGAAGTTGGTTGCGCCACAAGTGTCCGGGCGTTGGTTCACCAGGACGGTTGAGGTCAAGTTCGGAGATGACGGCAAGACCATCCAGTTCAAGGTGGACGTGGACACCCAGATGCTGGTGAAGGTCGGATTGGCCGGTTGGGTGTATGGTCACTAATTAGGGGAAAATCATGGGTGAGCAAGCATACGAATATACCAAGGCGCAATACAATCCTAGCAGGTTCAAATATGAGCTTGCTACCGTTGGGATTGAGACTGGTCTGGTCAGGATAGAGTTCACAGAGCCGGATCAATTGGCTGTGGTCTTTGATGAAAGTTTATCGCAAGAGGATTCCGATGCCTTGGCCGGAATGGTGGCTGCTCACTCCGGTGAGCCTATGGTGCGCCATGACTACAAGTGTCTTAATTGCGGTGAGGATGGTTACACCTTGGACTTGGATGACACACCACCGAGCAATTGCCCCAGTTGCGATAGCGGAAAGATCGTTGGCAAGCAGAGCACATCGCTGGTCGTTGACACCATATCAATCGTGAGCCGAAAGCAAACCAAAAGTGATTCCACACCGCAGGTTGCTGACCCGATTCCGGTTGACGCTGACTTGTACCCTGAAGGGGTGGCAGTTCGGGCGATGGCCTTGGGGAAGCAACGCAATGGCGGGACCGGGACTGTTAAGTTGTATGATGTGACCAATGACCATGTATTGGGAGTGATTGATTTCACAGAAGCGGTGGCCACTCCCAAGAAGATAACACTCAGCAGTTTTCCCACGGAAGGGCTTTGCGTGATTGAAGCACAGTTCTACACAGACGGGACCGGGGATTTTGACCTGTACAACGTCAAGTTGGAGGTGTACTGATGGCCAAAGAATATGACGTGCGTGTGTACTGCGAAGATGAACAAGAGTTCAAGCGGACCACGCAATCAACCCTGGATGAGAATTGGGTGCCCACCGGCTGTGAGGCGCACACCATCAGGGATTTTGTAATTGAAGATGAGCGTGAGGTGGCGTGATGAGTCTAACACAGGATGAGAAGCTGGACCGGGCGGCGGCCATCCTCAGCGCATCATCTAATCCGCAGGTGGCTGCTCTTGGGGCCAGAGTCGGGGTTGAATACAAAGAGGCTAAAGCATGCGCTGAGGCAATTGGATTCAACACGATGAGGGTTGAGGGGCTTGAACCGGCGGACATGGAGCAGGCACTCATCGAGATGCTTGCGGCTGAGGGACCGGCTGACGAGTATTTTTTGACCAAGGCGGCGGCCAGGGCGATTGAATTTTCAAATCTGCCTTTGTCCAATGTGAATCGAGTCACAACGGCGGCAATCAACGATTTGAAGCACATTGGCGGTTGGACACACTTCAGCCAGAACACAAGGGTTGATGACCGCTTCCGAAAGGCCATGTTGAGTAAGCTGGATTTCAATGACCCGGATCAAGCCAGAGTCGGGGCTGAAGTCCTGTTGACGGTCCAATTGCCGCACAACTTCAAGGAATATCGGGAGCACCCCAATCCGGTTGTGTCCCAGGCAGCAAATCAGGCTGGCCGGAAGCGTATTGCGTTCATGTCTGTGGTTCGCAGTTTCAGATTTAAGGCCACCAAGGGGGTTGCGAACAATGTCGCAGTTTAGCAGATACTGGGATGTGGTCAACAGCTTCAATCCATACAGGACGTTCTATGTGAGCAGCTTGTTTGGTGATGATAGCAATCCGGGCGGAAGCGCAGCCCCTTGGAGGACACTCCAACACGCTGTGGACAATGTTGACCGCAAGGATGCCATCTGCATCAAGTCAAAGAGGTCTGCGGGCGAAGTGGTTGACGTCAATGTGCCGGATATCCTCATTTACAACGGTGACAATGATGAGGGCGGCGCAAGGGGATTACAGGCATTTCAGGCCATACACATCCGTCAACCGGGTGTGATGTTGGCGGGAATCACGGTTGAAACAATCACCAACTTGGACACATCGGCTGATTTTTCGGATGCGACCGGGAATATGTTGGACAATTCTGGACCGTATCCTGTATGGAATGACAACCCTGTTCCTTATGATGCCAACGGGTTGACGCTGTACAGGTGCGTTTTGGGCGGGATTTTCAAACCACCTCAAGTTGGTCTTTATTGGCGGGGCGGCGGTCCGATCAAGTTGGTTGAATCATCGATGGGATTCAGCGATTATGGCGTGGTGCTTAGGAGTGTTGGGCAAAGCATTTTTGGACGCAACATATTCCTGGGCGGATCGGTCGGAATCTATTGCGAGGATGAAGACTTGATCAAAGCATCTGCTGAAAGCGGCGGCGCATCGTTTGAGGCGTTGATTGCAGGAGCAGTCCCCAATCGGTTCTTGGACAATACTTTCCTGAATAGCATCAATGAAATATGGGACAACAACTTGGTGATCGGCAACATGGCCAAGCGGAATCTGTACACGGTCGCGTTGTTCAGTTTGACTTTGGAGGCCTGGGGGACCAAATATTGGGACACGGAAGCGTGGCAAAATACCGTTGAGTTCATTTACACGGAATATGGGATTGCCATCGAAAGTCCTGAGATGATCGGATACAGCCTTGCGCAATTGTCGCTGGCTGAGTTGTATGAGGTCTATTCATACTTGTCGGAACAAGGCAGCCCAGAGTTCAGTTCAATTATGACATCGTATTGGGGAGCACTCACACCCAACGAACAGCGTTCAGGATATCTTAACAGCCGCAGACGGGGTGTTGAGGTCAAACCTGATGTGGCTGACTACCTGGTGGAACACATTGAGAATCCGGGGACCATCGATGAATACACCTGGTATGGGGCGGATGATGAATACAAGGCGATGATGGCTGCCAGACAGAGTGATTTTGGGATGATTGCGTATCCGCCAGTGATTCCTTTCAATCCATTTTCCGAGTACAGGCCCACAGATGATCCAATCTATCCCAATGACATTTTGGATCGGGGCGGATATGACATGGACACCATCGGTGATGGACAGTTCGGTTACAAGATTGTCCCATATCCGAGTGATCTCAATTTGTGTAATGTGTGGGGGAAGGTAAATGACTTGGGGTTGACCACCGAGAATGCCAACCGGGTTGAGGTGGTGTTTGAAGCGGTGTTGCCAGAGGCGGCGGGGCCGGACCCAAGCATCATAACAAGGCCGGAAGTGGTTGCCAAACCTGATCACCTCACCGGCGAATTCACAGTGGCATTGGCCAGAGGGGCCAAAGTTCGGGTGGTGTGCATAGAAGCGGGGCTGGATGAAACATTCACTGTCCCGGACCAACCCACAGCAAAGCTGACTGACTTGATCACAATATAAGATGACAGACACTGTTAACATAGCAGACGTGAATGCACTCCGGGGCAAGTTCCAGGTGGTTCAGCCGCAGGTGAAAGAGCAGTCCGTGCGGGACGGGATGCTCACCAGGCTGAAGTCGCACATGGAGATCAAGAATGAAATGATCAGACGGGCGGTGTTCCAACAGGGCCGGTCTGATATTCTTGCCAGGAAGGTCTTGGGGTATCAAGTGCTGGATTTTCACGCTGCGATACTTGACCACCAGCGGATCCACAAGCACTCCATGATCCTGGGATGGCGTGGTTCGGGAAAGTCCACGATGGGTGATGTCACGTTCGGAATCGAACAGGCATTGAAAAATCCCAACATCAGAATTCTGATTGCTTCCAAGACGCAGAACCAGGCTGAGACCTTTCTGAAGGAAATCAAAGGGCACCTGGAGCACAATCAGAAGCTGGTGGACATTTTCGGGGAACAAAGGCACCCCGACAAGTGGCATGAAAAAGAGGCAAATGTGTTGCCTCGCACCACGTATGCCAAGGAAAGCACCTTCACCTGTATAGGGATTGGGGGCGCACTTCCGGGGCGGCATTTTGACATAATTATTGGCGATGACCTGGTTGATGAAGACAACAGCCGGACCAAGGGCCAACGTGAGAAGCTCAAGACGTGGTTCTACAAAGTTCTGTTGCCCACGCTGGAGCCGGAAGGTGAGTTGCATATTCTTGGGACCAGATACCACCCAGAGGATTTTTACAACCACATGCTCCACAACGATATGGTGAACAGCACTCTAACACTTCCGGCGGTTGAGATTCCTGACGGTTGTTCCATTGAAGAGGGGCGTTCACAGTGGCCTGAAAAATTCCCGTTGGAGTGGTTGGTGAAGCACCGACAGAAAATGGGGCCAGTGTTTTTCGATGGCCAGTATCAACAGAATGTCGAGGGGATGCAGGGCAAGATTGTTCTGTGGGATTGGCTTCAGAAAAGATTTGAGAATGTTCCGGGCGGGACAGTCAAGTGGATGGGAGTTGATTTGTCTGTAGGGAAAGCGGGCGGCGATTTTTTTGCGGCCGCAGTTATTGCTCATCACAGGGACAAGCGGGAATTTTATGTTGATGAAGTCATCCGTGGGCGATACACAATGAACCAGCAGATTGAAAAGATCATAGCAATGGCCAGGCGTCACAAGCCAGCCAGAGTCGGGATTGAGGCCAATGCCTTCCAGGCGGTCGTGCCACAACAGATCAAGGCCAATCCTCAATATCAAGATGTTCCTGTTGTTCCGATCTTTACCCAAACGGACAAGACGACAAGAGCGTGGTTGTTGAGTTCTCACCTTCAGGACGGGCGCATGTTCTTCAGATCGGGACAGACCGATCTTTTGTCTGAATTGGTTCAGCTTCCCGATGGTGAGCATGATGATATGTTTGACGCCATCGAGATTGCGACCAGGATGGCGTTGGGGAAGGTTCGGACACGCAAGAAAAGAAAATCAGAACCAGGGGTGATTTGAGGTAAGCTATGGGCGATGATAACATCAGACAGTTGCCGGTGAAAAAATCCAGGCGTGCTCAGCCGGTGGAGCGGAAAAAGGTTGTGACGGAAAGTCAGAACCAGAAAACAGTTCGTGCCATCGTGGTAGGTGTGACCAAGCAGGGCGGCGAAGTCGCTGGACGCAGCAATGATCTGGGAAAGGACCCATTTGCGGGGATGTATGGAGCCAACACCAGCCACCAGCTGATCTATCCGCCATATGACTTGCTCACCCTGGCCCAGCTGGAAGAGCACAGTTCAGAGTTGGGGCCGTGCGTTCAGGCGATGGAAACCAACATTGCTGGGTTCGGGTGGAAGTTGAAACCGATTGTGCCAGTGACCAAGAGCACAGACAAAGCTGTCAAAGAAGCAATGCGGAAGGAAATGATCAGGGTTGAAAATTTTTTCCGCAATTGCGGATATGGGCGCAAATCATTTACCAAGGTGAAACGGGACACCAGACACGATCTTGAAGACACCGGGAATGCCTACTGGGAAATCATCAACAACTTGAAGGGTGACCCGGCGATGGTCAACCAGATTCCGTCACACACAGTCCGCTTGTCAACGCTGGACAAAGAGCAGGTCCAGGTCAAAGAGCAGGTGTTGGAGCAAAAAGAGGATGGCACTTGGGACTATGTTGAACGGACGGTTTGGAAGCGGTTCAGAATGTATTGCCAGATCAGGGAAGGAAACAAGGCCTGGTTCAAAGAGTTCGGTGACCCCAGGGTCTATGATGTCAAAACCGGCGATATGAAGGATGAGAGTTGGCCAGCTGCTCAGAGGGCCAACGAGATGATCCATTTCAAGTTGTACAGTTCCAGGTCACCTTATGGGTTGCCCAGATACATCGGGAATCTGTTCAGCATTTTCGGGAGTCGGGCGGCTGAGGAAATCAACTATGTGACCCTGAAAAACAACAACATTCCGTCCATGGTCGTCATGGTTGCCAACGGACAGCTGACGGAATCCTCAATCAACCGGGTCCAGCAGTTCGTTGAGGAACAGATTCAAGGTGAATCGAATTACAGCCGATTCCTGATATTGGAAGCTGAACCAGCGAGTGAGATGCCAGAGTTGACCGGAAGCGGCACCATGAAAATGGACATCAAGCCGTTGAAGGACCAGCAGATGTCAGACGCTATGTTCCAGGAGTATGACAAGGGGAACAATGACAAGGTCAGGCGATCATTCCGGCTGTCCCCATTATTCCTGGGCGAAATCAAGGACTACAACCGGGCCACAATGCAACAGTCCAGGCGGGATACTGAAGAGCAAGTGTTTGCTCCAGAAAGGAATGAGGATGACTGGGTGATCAACGCCACGTTGATGGCCCGGCTACAGGCCAAATATTACAAGTTCAAGACGAACACACCTGACGTGACCGATGACGCCAGCGTGACCAAGGTTATGTCGGCGGCAGAAAGGTCCGGCGGGATGACCCCAAGGATTGCCCGGATCATGACTGAGGATATTATGGGGATGCAGCTGGGGAACATCGATGAGGAATTGGGCGACAAGGCGGACACGCCATTCACGATACTTGTGGCAGAGGCGGCCAAGAATGTCGCACCTGTTAACATGGGGACCACGGTTGGTGTAGGTGCCCAGGTGGCCGGACAGCCGGTGCGGAAGGGCGCAGACGGGAAGCTGGTTGAGTCATTGCTCTTCATGAGGAATGCCCTGGACGCTGAATTGCTGTTGAGGACCGGGCAGCTGGGATGGCAGGGGTTGCTATCCGACTATGAAGCCGACGTGGATGAGCCGGATGAAGATGAGGATGAAGCTGACAATGAATAACCTGGCACGAAATATGCTTGGATTCAGTGGTGTGGTTCATACCATGGATACAGGTGACATCGTGGCAGGGGCTGCCATTCTCGATGAAATGCTGGCAGATATAGGCCATGTTGAGAAGGCAAATACAGGCCGGTTAGCAGAGGCCAGGCTCAGCACTGTGATGTTGGAGCAGTTCCAGGGCAAGGCTAAAAAGGCCATGGCAGGAATCATTGGGCAGTTGAAGGGTGGAGAATTAAGCCAGGCCAGAATAGATCGGGCGATGACTTGGGCGGCAGGACAATTCAGCACCTTGTCCAAGAGTGAAGTCCAGCAACTCATCGCTGCCACATCAGCCCTGTACATGGCGGAAAAGGGCACGATGGCCAAGACGTTCGGAATCAAATATGCGTTGAATCAGATTGATCAAAACGCAGTCCAGGCGTTGGCCAGGGAACAGGTGTGGTGGATAGGCGATTTTTACAATGATGCGCTTTCAAAGCGGGTCCGGGATATTACCACGAGGGTGATGCTTGAGAGCGGATACAGCCGGACAGTTGCGGCCGGGGAATTGGAAAAACAGCTGGCAAAGGAATTGGGGTTGGCAGCCGGGGCAAGCACCTTAGCAGACCTGGTTCCATCAACTTTCCCAGGAAGCGTTCGGAGTTATTTCAAGGGGTTGGCCGGGACCATCCAAAACAGGGCGGCCAACTTTGGAAGGATATCAACATTCACCCAGGCCGGGGTTGCCACCTACAAGATCGAAGCTGTCATGGACCAGCGGACATCTGAAATATGTAGGTTGATGGACGGGCAAACATTTGATATTCAGGTTGCCCAGACCTACATGGATGATTACTTGGGTGCAAACAACAAAGCAGATGCGCTCAAGACTGTTCAGTGGAAGTCACCGACCGATATCAAAGGCATGGATGAGTCGCAGCTGGCCAAGGCCGGAATGGCTCTGCCACCATATCACTTCAGGTGTAGGACGGTCGTTGTGGTTCACAGCTTCCAATCAGGTTCAATACAGGTGCCTGCGATGGATGCGTTGAAGCCGGGAAGCTCACCAAGCAATCCGGTCTTCATTCCGCCTGACCCGGTCGGAAACAGCTTGCGGAATAGTCAGATCATGAACACAACGCCATTGGGGGCACAACAGGCATCCAATGAAGTATTTTGGGTGACGATGGAAGATGGCATCACCGGGATAATGAAACCGGCGGCGGGGGAACACAAGAATTTGCTTGAGTATTTGAGAGCACCTCCAGGGTCATCGGCAAGGAAAACAGCAGCCAAGAAGATAAAACCAGGTTCAATGGCTCGCAGGGAAGCTGCCTTGTCTGAGTTTGATCACAACATATCTGGTTGGGGTATTGTTCCCAGGACGGTTACACGTGAAGTTGAGGGTCACGGGTTTGTATCCATACAGCAAAAAGTCCCAGGCGCCAAGACGGCTGGTGACATTAACAGGAGCAACCGTGAGCGATTCCTGAAATCACTCAGGAGTAAGCGTGTCCAACAGATGGATGTCATGGATGCCATGTTCGCCAATGGCGACCGGCACATGGGCAACTATATGTTTTCAGGAAACAAGGTGTATGCCATCGACAACGGGCTGGCAGCACCACAAGGATTGCCCAGGGGCGGAAATGGATATGCGCTTCAACGTGGCGATTCTAAGTTGGGCGGGCTTGATCCCATGAAGACCGATCAGAGCATATTCAAGTTCTTCAAGGAAACAAAAGCTGATGATCTCAAGGATGTGTTGGTCAATTCAGGGTTGGACGACACATCAGTTAATGCTGTGGTTGCAAGGTTTGAATATATGCAGGAAAATGTGGGCGTTTTCAGGGATTATGATTTTGCAACAGCGTTTGAAAAAGTGGTGACCGGGATGGGCGAAAAAGGATTGATGAAGGGGTATTAAAGATGGACAAAATAAATTTTTACAAATCGGTGAACGGAAAGGCCAAGCACCAGGGGTCACTCAGAATCGTAAAAGGTGAACTTGCTTGGTCCAAGGACGCAACCGGTGAGGCCAAGGAAATTGTGGGCAGCTTGGAAACGGAAAATGACCCCAAGACCAGCCCAAGCAAATATCTTGAGGAAATAACAATGTATGTTCGCAGCGCATATTTCTGGGCGGCGGCGGCATAGGAGCAGCTGATGTTTGATTTCAAACCAGGGGACAAGGGAAAAGGAATCACCCAGATTCATGAGCGTGGTCTGACAGAAAATCAGGCGAAGCGAATGGGGGCCGGTTTTGCTTTTGGGTGGGACCCAGTGGAATTGGAACCCAGCCAGGTGACACGCCTCAAGCAATTGGCTCCTGGGAATTGGGAAGCAGCTTTGGGCCGGGCGGCGGCGGGAAACACAGAGGCATTCCCCAAGATCGACAAGGTGGATTTGTCGGGCTTGTCAGCGGCGGATAAGCGGTTGGTTGGTCTGGTCAACCCGGTTAGCATCCACACCGATATTCGCATGGCACCGGCAGGCAAGGGTTATTGGGAAGGATTCACGGTGTTCACTCCGGGGAATCAGTTCAAGGAAAACAAATTCAGGGAAGTGGAATATGCCAGGATGGCCGGGACATTTAAGTTGTCCAGCGACTATGACACGGCCAAGGGTCCAATGTCGTGGATGAAAGTCGGGGATGGAACACCCAAAATATATCCGCCAGGCGCAGTCGGGTCCACCAATGATTCCTGGAGCCGGTTCAAGATAGTGGACAAATTCACTTGGACAGCCGGTGTCCAGGATGAGAATTACAAAGAGTTCATGTTCAAGGGCGGGAAGGTTATGAACGGCAGGTGGATATTCACCAACGTGCCTCTTGGCAACGGGGAAAGGCGGTGGATGATTTACAGGCCGGGGAATCAGGAAATGGACAAGCCGAAAAAGGTGATCAAGGAATCTGGTGAACAAGTACAGGAATTAGGCGATGAGCTTGCGTGGACGATGCCAATTGCAAAGTCCAGTGAAGAGGAAAGGACAGTGACGGGCGTTGTGCTGGAGCCGGAAGTGACCGACAGCCACGGCGATATTTACAGTGCCAAAGTCATCTCCGATGCAGCACACGCCTTCATGATAGAGTATCAAAAGATGGGCATCATGCACCGTGACTTCAGGAAGTCTAGCAAAATCAGGATCGTTGAAAGCTACATCGCTCCGCAACCGATGGCGCTGGGTAACCAGCATGTCAAGGCTGGCTCCTGGATAATGACCGTGAAAGTGCTAGACGACAACACCTGGGATGATGTCAAGGCAGGAAAGCTGCGTGCTTTCTCAATCGGCGGAATAGCCAGGACCATACCTGCGTAAAAAGGGGGGAAGCAATGAATGGCTGAGTTAGACACAGAAAAGAACATGGTGGATGTATCCGCCAAACCAAAAAGACGTTTCATTGGCCTGTCTGTCAAAGAGGTTAGCCTGGTTGATTCAGGGGCTAATGAGCGTGATTACGCAATCATAAAAAGAAAAGGGGGGCCAAACATGGCTGACGAAACCAAAGTGAAGCGTCAAAAAGTTGACGCTGCGGAAGTGGACGATGTCACCAAGGCGGACGGGACCGCAGACAACGATACCACTGAGCCCAACGGCGATCAGATGGTGTTAAACCAGCTGGTTGAAACCGTTGAGAAAATGACCGGTGCGCTTGAGAAGCTCACCGAAACCGAAAAAGCCCAGGATCAGAAAGGTGGCGACGATGCCGGTGACGGCACCGAGGAAACCACGGAAAAGGCCGGGGCCGGGGCTGCCAAAGGGAAGCTCATGGGAGCAATGGCCAAGCTCAAAGCCGGTGACACCAAGGGTGCGCTTGCGATGATGCAGGAAGCCATGAGTGCCATGGGGCCGGTGGCAGCCAAAAAGTCCGATGACGCTGTCAGTGACGACACTGGCACCGATGAGGACGTGGAAAAGGCCGGGGCGAAGCTGAGCAAGACCAGATTGGCCCAGCTTGAAAAGGGCGTTGGCGACGTGGAAAAGGCCATGGACACTCTCAAAGGTCTGCTGGCCGATGTCAGCCCCAAAGAGTCCAAGACGGAAAAAAACGCTGACGGGGACACTGTCATCAAAATCGACGGATCAGAGGTGGCTGCCCAGATCACCAAGGCACTGGAGCCGGTCACCAAGCAGCTTGAGGGCGTTGGCAGCATTGCCGAGCAGCTGAAAGGCATCGGAGCCAGGCTGGACAACGTGGAAAAGAATGCGGGACAGAGCCAGGCCGGGGAAGGCACTGAGGACGTTGAAAAGTCCAAAGGTGACAATAACATCTGGGCCGGGTCCGCTGTGGACATGTCCAGCGGTCCCAAAGCCGCTGTGAACCAGTAACCCAACAGAAAGGAAAAAGGGGGTTTTAACAATGACTAACCAGGAATTGGTCGAAAAAGCGACCATCACCACTCACCAGCTGGCTGCGGCCGGGAAGCTGAACCCGCAGCAAGCTGACAAGTTCATCGACTATGTGGTTGACGAGTCGATGCTCAAACAGGCCGCACGCACCGTCAGGTTCACTCCTGAAACACTGGACATCGACAAGATCGGCGTTGGCAAGCGTGCGGCGGTGCCCGCTGCCGAGGGGATTGACCCTGGGGTGCGCAGGGGCGTTAACACGTCCAAAATCTCGCTCACTCCCAAGGAAATCATGGTGCCCTTTGAGCTGGGCGACACATTCCGTGAGATCAACATCGAGGGCGAGCAGGTTGAGGACCACGTCATCAAGATGATGGCGACCCAGATGGCCAACGACATGGAAGAGATGTACATCAACGGTGACCTGTTGGGACAGGCGGCCACTCCGGCAGACCTGGATGAAGGCGAGGAAACCGACAAGTACATCAAGGACCGTCTGTTGGCCCTGTTCAATGGCTGGCTTCGCATCGCTGACGGCGGCCACATCGTGGACAATGCCGGTGCGGCCATCGACCACACCCTGTTCTCCAAGATGTTCATCGCCATGCCCAGGAAATTCCGGCGCAACCGTGCGCAGCTGCGCTTCCTGATGCCCAGCGACCTGGAGCAGATCTACAGAGACACCATTGCCAAGCGTGAGACGGCGGGCGGTGACGTGGCTCTCACCAGCAGCGGCAAGCTCATGGCGTTCGGCATCGAGGTCGTGCCTGTTCCGCTCATGCCGGGCAATCCCACCATCGTGGAGCACGTCCAGCTTTCCGGGACCACTGCCGTGTCGCTGCGCTACAAGAACATCATCGCAGGCAGCGAAGTCGTGACGCCCAGTGACCTGAATCGCACCCCCACCACCCCTTATGTGGGCGGCGGGACCGATTACACTCTGGATGAAGTCAACGGCACCATCGTCAGAGTGGCGTTGGGAGCCATCGGTGACGGCCAGATCGTCAAGGTCACCTATGAGGTCCAGTCCCAGCTGATTCTGACCCACTACAACAACTTCATCGTGGGAATCGGGCGGGACATCCGCATTGAGCGGGACCGCAACATCTACAGACGGGTCAACGAGTTCGCCATCACCGCCAAGGTGTCCGTGAACTTTGAAGAGGTTGACGCCATCGTCAAGGCCATCGATGTGGAGTCCACCCTGTAAAAAGGGTGGGCAACCACGTTGAAATGAAACCATAAGGGGGACAATAACATGGGATCGAATGTGTTATCAACCAAACAGGACCAGTTCGTTGGCGCTGACGCTGACGTGGAAATTTTCCTGGAAGGGGCTGGCGTTGACCAGATCGTTCTCAGGAACAACACCGATCTGCTGGAGTACAAAAAACTGAAGCTGCAGGATGGAGCAGAATGCTGGGCCATCGATGAGACCGGGGCCGTGACCCTGATCGCAGCTGACGGGGACGGAATCACGCTGGTTGAGGAAACCAACGGGACCAGGATCACCATCGCTGCGGCCATTGCGGTTGCCGACAGCGTGTTCCAGTGGATCGCAAACATCAACTAACCACGGGGTGGTTCTCACGAATCATCAGCCGGGAAAAGGGGATTCAAATGACCAAGAAAAAGGCAGCGGTGAAAAAGACAACCGTCAAGAAAAAGGCGGTGGAAAAGGCCAAAGTTGCGGATGAGCCCAAGGCGGATGCGCCCAAGGCGGCGCCAAAGCAGCTGATTGGCTATTCAGTCAGGCTTGTAGAGGGTGTGAAGTCATACACGATCAATGGTGCCAGCGGGCGCAAGTATGTGTTCGTGGCCGGCAAACCGATCAACGTGACCAATCCGCAGGATCAGTTGGCTTTCCTCACGGAATCCAAAGTGAACTGCACACCCCTGTACGGGCTGAAGCGCCAGAAAGTATAAGGCCAGACACACAAGCCGAAAGGTATTTGGTGAAAGGTCTTTCAAATCAAAAGAGGTAATGAGATGAAACAGTTGATTTCCAAGGAAACAGGGCCAAGGTCGGTTAACACCGGCAAGAGACACCTTCACATCCTTCCGGGTCTGCCGGTTTATTTGGATGATGATGAGGCGGCGGTTGTGGTTGCTTCCGGCTTGAAGGTCCAGGAAATGGATATCAAAGTCCAAAAGCGGATCAAGTCCACACTCACTTCCAAGCCAGAGGCCACCGAGGATGGCAGCAGTGACACGGAAGCGGACAACCCTGTGGTAGTGGATGACGGTGTTCACGATTGTCCATACTGCCCAGAAGATAAGCCCAGACAGTTCGACACACCCCAGGGGCTTGCGTCACATATCCGGGCCAAACACCCCGATGACTATGAGGGGTGGAAGGAATCAAGGGACAGCGATTGATTAAGGTGCACACCAAAGATGGGGTGACCCAATCCTTTGATATGGAGGTTGCCGGCGGAATTCAAGCGTGTGAAGCGTATTTGAAAGAGCAGGCAGCCCATATATCAGGGATGGCCATACACCATCGAAAGGTCATGCACACTTTTCCAATTCCCAAGAAGTTCAAGGCAATCCGTTTTGGGGCCAAGATGGTCGTGGGGGATTCCGGGAAATACAAAGGGAAGCGGATTGGTGAATACATATCCTGCCAAGCAGATGATATTCGCATAACCTTGTTGGTGTACTATACCAATAACATGGCCAGGGTTGATGTGGCTAAGGTTGGGAAACCAAGGTACAGCCCTGATGCCAAGCCACAGTCGTTGTCCAGCATCGGTGATATTCCGGGATTTGGGGAAGCGAAAAAGGCGGTGGGATCATGAGGGAATATGCGTATGTGACCCCAGAAGAGTTGTATGATGCTGGGGTTTTGAATCGGGACAAAGTCGATGAAGATGCGGCTTGGTTGGTGATATTGGATGCGCAGGCAACTGTGGAGTTGGTCACCAGGCAATGGTTCAACGCCAGGATGCTTGAGATTGTGATCGACGGGGCTGACAGCGCAGTGATGTTTTTTGGCGTGCCCATAATCGAGATCAACGAAATGTATTTGAATGAGGATGAGATTCCACAGCCGGTTGAGAATTACATTGTTCACAATTCCATTTCTTGGCCGGATGATCGACGCAACCCCAGAGTTGAACTCAAGCGGCAACGGCGGAATATTTTTGTTGGTACCAGTGCTGGTTTATTTTTGAAAGGATACCAGCAAAAATTCATTGGCAGGTTCGGATACATAGAGCCGGATGGATCCACACCAGTTCCAATCATCAAGGCGATGTACAGACTGGTGGCCAACACAGCTGCCGATGGATTTGGCGGGACCGGGGGAAGCAATGCAGCCGGGCCAATCAAGCAGGAAATAACAGACGGCCACTCAATAACATATGCCACAGCGGCAGGGTCGTCATTCAACAGGCCTGATTCCACCGGGGATCAGGATGTGGACAGGATTCTTGGACGCTACAGGAGTCCATTGCTCATAGGGGCACCGAGGAACAAATGGCCAGACCAAATCTTATACACCCGATATCCGTGGTGATAGACCAGGTTGATCCAGAGGCCACTGCCTGGGATGAAGAGGCACGTGAGCCTGTTCGTCAAACCAAGACGAAACGAATCACGGTTGATGCGCAGGTCAAATGGTTCAATATGGATGATCCCAAGGCCAGGGAAGCGGGCGTTGGTTATTACGCACGTGGCTATTTGCTTTTCAGCGTGTCGGAGTTGTTGGAGGCAGGGATCAGTATCAACCGGCAGGACCGGGTGGTGAAGATCGGGTTCATGAGTGTTCAAGACACTTACATCAGAGGATTTGCGCCAATGGGGCACTATCCTGATCAAAACGGGGCCGGGTTGTTGAAAGCGTATTTTGGCGACAAGCCAGAGGCGGCATGATGGCGGAATTCATCAGACTGACAGGACCATGGAAAGCATTGCAGGCCGGGTTGAATCCGGCCAAGTTCAAGGCCAACATGGAGCGCAATGTTGGTCGGGCTACACGCCAAAATGCGTTGGTGGTTCAAAAGGAAATTCAAGCCACCATTAAGGGCGGTGTGAATCCTGGAATAACAGGGTTGTCACAAATGCACCACAAGGGTTCAGGGAAGTCAAGTGATAAGCCGTTGGTGGATGAAGGCAGCTTGTGGATGAACGTCAACACCAGGGTTGTTAGTTGGCGGGAAGCGTTCGCAGGAATCATAAAAGGTTCGGAGCAGTACGACATTGGCGTCACACTACATGAAGGTGCCAGCATCCAGGTGACAGATCGGATGAGGGCATATTTCAGATATTTGGCTCATGAAACGGGCGGCGTGATAAAACCATTGTTGGATTCTACCACGGTGATTGTAATTCCGCCAAGGCCATTTATTAAATTGGCATACACAGGAAGTGTATCCAAAGACCTGCAAAACCGTTGGAAGATGGCGATGCAGATGACCATGAGGGAAATTGCGAGATGAAGAGGGTGCTGAAATGCTTCTCATACAACGAGCAAGCCAGACCAAATATAATCTTGAGTGATCCCAGCCAGATCAGGCTCAATCCCAAAGGGTGGATTCAACTCAAGGCACAGTCTGATGGCTGGTATCCTCTTGATCTCACAATGACTGTCAGGTCTTGGGTGACCAACCCAACGTCACTTATTCAGTGGTTGGGTGCGTTCCAAGAAGTGTCTATCAAACCGGAAGGGACGTACATCAGACACAGAATATCGGACGGGGCGACTGATTACTGGTGGGATGGGTTTGCTTGGGTTGAGGTGCTGGATGATGATCTGGATTGGAACACGGAAGCTGAAGTCAGGGAACACATATCAGCTTGGCTCAATCAGCGTTTGCAAGTCGTGAGCAACCTGTACACTGAGGACCGGGCTGTTACACCGCAACTGTTGGAGTTGAGATTTGCGATGTTGTGCGACATTGCGGTATATGAAGACCTGATTTTCAGGAGTCTCATTCCAGTCCTGGAGTCCGGGATCAATCCGACGGCAGATGTTATCTATGAAATGGAGGCTACTGCCAACGAGATTGCCATATCTGCGCTGGGAGTGGGCCTGGATGTAGTCGGGGTTGAGGCAGTCCTGGTCGATGGCGTATTTGGCAGCCTGTTCGATTCCTTTGACGGAATCAATATCAACTTGACAGAAGCGGTCGTGTCTGGCACGAAAGTCCGGGTGAAGCTGAAATACAAGCTGGAAGTCATCTATACATACCATCAGGATTTTTTGCAGTTGGAAAAATTGCCAGCATTGGTTCTGGTAGGATATGACACAGGCAGCAGGATGACACCGCAAGGAAAGGAAAGCGTGACGAGTGGGGACGGGACCACGGCCATTGAATTCAGCGACAGCATGGTTGAGACGTTCACATTCAATTTGTTAGGAATATCCGAGTTGGGAGTTGACCAGCAGAGGATGAGGCAGGCAATGGAAGATTTTTTACAAGGCCTGGGCGTGTTCCGGTCTGTTGGGCTGGATGAAGAATACACCCTGGTAGTAATGCCTGCTGTGGAAACGAATAACAGGCCAAATTTGGGTGATTACAAGCAAGTGATCATACCAATTGAGGTAAGATATGTGCCGATATTGACAACACCTGCTGAAGACAAGTTCATAATCAATGACTTCAGGGTGACGGCAAAGGTTGCGGAGTGATGGAAAATCTAAAAAGGGGGTTGAAAAACCATGGCTGAACAGAGACGGTTTGGCCCTACTCTTGGGGCCGGTGTCACAGTCATTGAGCGTCCATCAGAAAAGCCGATTGAACCGGCTGCTCTGGGCGTGACATGCTACACCGGAATCATGCAGAAAGGGGCCGTTGGGGAGTTGATATACTGCCCAACTAAAAAGTCGCTGGTAAAAAAGACCGGGGGCTTGATACCGGAATCCCTGTTGCCCGATTGCGCTCAGGATTTTTTTGACGCAGGGCAAGGGGCCGGGGCATTATTTATGGTCAGGGTCACGGACGGGTCTGAAGTGCCTGGCGAGTTGATCTTGGCCGCCAGACGGCATCCCTACACCCCAGTGGTGAAGGTGGAGGCCGCCAACGGTGGAAGGTGGGCCGGAAGGAAACAGGTGGTGTTGAGCGACCTTTCCAACCTGGCAGAAACAACCGTGGACATTGCAGCTGATGACGTCAAAGAGAATGAACTCAAAGACGGCGTGCTTCAGATTGCCGATGTTCCGGGGAAGTCCTACAAAATCGTGGGCAACACGGCCACGGTGGCCGGGTCGGTCACGTTGACCGTGTCCAATGACAGCACGATGCTGGCCGACTATGTGGCCGCAGCGGGGGCGTCAACTGAGATCAGAGTGGTCTTGAGCAATCTGGCCACCACGCAAACCGTGGTTTTGATCAAGGATGGCATTTCCAATCCGACCACCGAGTGGGGCATGTACGTGTACGTGGACGGGGAATTGCGGCTGACCTATGACAATATGTCCTCTGATCCGGCCGCATCCAACTATTTTGTGAACGTGATCAACGATGACCAAGGCAATTCCGACATCGTGGTGACCGATCTTTGGACGGGTGCTGTGTCGCCTGAGATCAGACCGGCCAATTTTTACAATGTCAGCGTTGCCTTGGGCCTTACAGCGACCACGCTCAAGTCTGAAATCATCCACGCCAAGGGACCGTCTGACGGGACCACACCGGACAAAGGCAATGCGGGAACATTCCTGTATGGAGCCGATGTCCAGCCGTGCATCTTGACATTGACTTGCACTGATGCCACCACTCCGGGGGCTGAAGTCTGGTCTGTGGTCGCAACACCAATCGGACCGGGACAGCTGAACGTGACGTTGCCCGATGCCACTACTGGCGTTGCGTATGTGCCCGGATATGATTGGTTGCCCAGCCTCACGGTTGCGGCCGGCACCGACAACTTTGCGTTGGCTGATGTCATCTCTGTGTACTGCCAGCCGTTCAAGTCAGATGAATTGGCGGGTGGATTCCTCACCCCAAATACTGCCAAGCGCAGAATCGTTTTCAAGGTCATCTCCAACACCCACGACACCATCACGGTGGGACCGGGCAACGACATGACCCTGGATGCGACGGCGGGTGATCCTTTCATTGTGGAACAACCCCAAGGATTGGCTGGAGGCTATGACGGGCTGGCAAATGTGGACAACACGGATTACACCGATGTGTTCGATGTTGAGTCATCTCCGATCAACAGCCTGTTCGGCAAAAACCAGGGGCTGGTCAAGTTGGCCGTGCCTGGCGTGTATGCCGCAGCGGTTCAAAAGGCGGGGCTGGAATATGCCAGCGCCAAAAACTATCAGTTCAGAGTCGAAATTGACCCAACCATCATCGATGAGTCTGCGGCTGAAGAATTCATCAACGACACCATTGGACGCAACGACATGGGCGTGACGGCATTCCCCAGCTATGGCTACATTGACAACCCGGAAGCGGCTGGCCTCAAGTTGATACCGTTGACGGGGGCGATTCACGGAAGGGAAGCACTCACGGCCAAAAACTGGAATGGCTATCACAAAGCGGCTGCGGGCACGGATGTCAATCTGCCCAAAGTCTTGAAGTTGCCCACTGGGGAAAAGATACTGGATGAGGAATTCCTCAACCCGCATGGAATCCAGATCATCAAGTTCAAAGAGGGCAACTGTATCATCTGGGGTGACCGCACCATTGCCGCTGACCCGGCGTGGCGGTGGAAACATCAGCGTGAACAGATGTCCTACTATGAGAATGTCATGCGTGAAGAATTCGATTGGGTGGTGTACGCCATCAACAATTCAGACATTCAGCAGACAGCCCTTTCCGCCATGCGGGGATTTTACCTGCCGGAGTGGACCAAGGGTGCGCTCAGAGGGGACAACTTTCAGGACGCATGCGACATCAAGCTGGATGACGAGATCAACACCGATGCCACCGCAGCGGCGGGCGATCTTCTGGCCGAAATCACACTCAGGCTTGCCGACACTGTTGAGCGGTTCATCATTACCGTCAGCAAGGCCGGAATCTTTGAAGCTGTGGTATAAGGGGGGCATGAGAAATGAAAGGGACAATCCAGCAAGACCACATGCCGGTCAATAAGTATGAGCTGATCATACTTGGAATGCCAACCATCCGATTCACTGAGATCAGCGGGATTGAAGAAGAGTTGGAGGTGGTTGACCTTCCTGACCGCACCAAAGCACCAGGCGGGCACACCAAGCCTGTGGAATTCACCGCAAAAACGATGATGCACCACCTGGTCGAACAAGCCGGTTTGGAGATATGGTTTCAGGAGTCGCAAGACCCTGTCAGCCCATTGTACAAAAAAATCGGCACTTTGCTCCACAAGTCCTTGACCGGTCGCACTCTCAGATCATACACCTTGACGGGTGTATTCCCAACCAAGCGGGCTTTGCCTGACTTGGCGATGGAGAATGAGGGTGAGGCTGCTCAGGTTGAGTGGACGTTCTCAGCGGATGACGTGCTGCCGATCTAATTTGATCGACAGTTGAGATGAGGATCAACCTCACAAAGCAGAGCTATTTGGAGGTGCTCAAAAATGAAGACGGTTACATTGAAAGAACAAGGGCCGGTGCTACCCATCGGCATTCTCAAGGGCGATGAGCTTGTCCGTGACTTCGATTGCAAGTCATGGACGATGGCCCAGGAAAAAATCATTGGCGGAAAGCGGACCGATGACTTGAACCAGGGCCAATTCACTTCCATCATCTTGGCAAACATGATTTCTGTGTTGGCCGGGGAAAAGTTCGGGGAAAAACCTGAGCCTCACCGATTGCTCGCCATCAACCAGATGGCGATGTCCGACGTGCTGTACATGTACATTTACCTGCGATATGTGGCGTTGGGAAAAGACCTGTCAATGCCCATCGTGTGCGGCAGTTGCCGGAACAACATCAAGTTCAAGGCTGATCTTGAAACGCTGTCTGTCCGGGTCAAAGAGTCAAAAGATGAATTGACCCGCAACGTGAAGCTTCAGGACGGATTTGAGTTGAGCGGGAAGGTTCGGAAAAATCTGGTCATCCAGCCGACCAAGTGGGCCGCCATCGAGTCACTCAAGGCTGAGGACGCAAAGAATGCTGGCGACCTGGCCGAGCAGTATTTCATCAGTGCCATCATGGCCATTAAGGGGCTGGACCAGAATCCTTTGGCGCTCACAGAAGATTCCTTGGCAGGAATGACCAAGCGTGACATCAACTTTTTGATGGCAGAGGTTGAAGAGCACAATGCTGGTCCGCTTATGGCGGTGGAGGGAAAGTGTGAGCGGTGCGGTGTCAACTTCCAGGCCATATTAAGGTGGGAATATGATAGTTTTTTCTCATGAACCTGATGGAAATTCAGCCCTGGCATCAGGTTCTGGAACAATGCTTTCTGCTAATGTATCATGTTCCGGGGCTGACTTGGGAGTCACTTTTGGTGCTTCCGGTCAAGGACCGGCTGTGGATGTTGGAACGGACCAACACGCAGCTGGATAGAGAAGTGAAGGCCATAAAGGATAAGACAGGAAAAACGGGCAAGAGGTAAGTTGAAATGGCGATGGATCAAGTTGGGCTGGGCGTCAAATTAATGTTCGATGGCTCACGTGCTGTCACTGGAATCGGGCGGGTGAATCGTGCGTTCCAGAGCATGGGGCAAACTATGAACAAGATGCGCACTGGCATGTCTTCCATCACCAACGGAATCGGAAGGTTGACAATGGCCACAGCCCCACTGTCTGCCGGGTTTGCTTGGGGGATGTCCAAGGCGATGAACTTTGAGCAAGCCATGGCAAATGTGGGGTCCGTCACTTTGGCGACGGCGGATGATATGGCAGCGATGGAGATGACTGCCAAAAGACTAGGTGCCACCACAGCGTTCTCAGCCACCCAAGCGGGTGAGGCGATGGAGTTCCTGGGGCGGGCCGGTTTTAGCACAGAGCAGATCATCTCCACGTTGCCAGCCGTTTTGAATATGGCGGCAGCAGATTCCATGGGATTGGCTGAGGCGGCGGATATCACTGCCAACATCATGAAGTCGATGGGAATCAAGGCCAGCGATGTTGCCAACCGTCTGACAGGCGAGTTGGCGCCAGCCGGGTCTGATTTGGCCAAAAGTTGGGAAGCTGCTGGGGTGGCAATGGCGGCATCTGGCCATGTAGTGGATGTCTTGGCCTTGACATCGGCACGATCTAACACCAATGTGTCAATGTTAGGCGAAGCGTTCAAATATGTTGCGCCAACTGCCAGGCAGATGGGAATATCCATTGAGGAAACATCCGCAGCACTGGGCATGCTTGCCAACGCAGGTTTGAAGGCCAGCATGGGCGGAACATCGCTGCGAAACATGATGTTGAAATTGTCCAAGCCGTCAAAAGCGGTCCTGAAGATGTTTGGCGGAAAAAAGGGATTCAGCCAGGTGATGGAAACAGCGGACGGAAAGTTGAAACCATTGCCTGATATTATCAACTCAGTTGCTGGGAAATTAAATAGCCTAACATCAGTCACCGAAAAAGCAGCCTTGGTTCAGGAAATTTTTGGAATCAGAGGCCAGGGAGCATACACTGCTCTGGATGCAGCCGGGAAGCGGTCCACCAACGAGTTGATGTCATCACTTCAGAAGTCATCTGCGATGATGGATGAAAACGGTGAAATGATCGGGGCGGCGGCGATAATGGCACAAAGAAGATTGTCCACCCTGAAAGGCGCATTCACGTTGCTGGGTTCAGCCATGGAAGGATTTGCGCTGGAGACAGCGGGCCGGTTTGTTCCGGGAATGACATCTATGACAACGAGCATCACAGCGTTCGTGGGCGACATCGCTGTGGCGCTTCAATTCCTGAATATGGATAGCAAGAACGTCAGCAAGGACATGTTGAAAGCCTGGGAAAAAATACCGGGGCCAATCAAAGCCGTGGCAACCGGAATCAAAGAGGGAATCGACAATGTAATTGCCGTGGCATCCAGGATCAAAAACGAGTTCATTGCGCCAATCATAAAGTGGTTAGGCGGGATGGAAGGAAATTTCATCCAGACGTTCGCAAAGTGGGCCACATATGTAGCAGTAGCGTCAGCAGCTTTGTTGCCTCTGTTGGGCGGAATAGTTATGCTTGGGATGGGCCTGGGCGGATTGGGGGCCATCATATCGGGCATAGCAACCATCGCATCGGCAGCTTTTTGGCCGGTCATCATCGTGATTGGCTTGGCGGCAGCGGCGGTGATTGCCTTCAAAAAGGAAAATGAGTCATTTGCTGAATTTGCGGTCCGGGCCTGGGGCTGGATTAAGCAATCTGCGGAAGCGTTTGCCCAGGGGTTCATGTCCATGTGGGGCGGAATCAGCCCGGCCATTGACAGCCTCAAGATGTCGTTACAGCTGCTTTGGGAATCGGTCAAGGGCGTGCTTCAGGAGTTCGGGCTGATGGCAGCTGAAACGGCAGGGCAGCAATCATTCTGGCAGACGTTTGGTGAGTATGTCGGAATTGCAGCAATGGCCTTGATTTCAGTGCTAGATGCGGCTGTTTTCTTGACTGCATTCATGGTTACCATGCTTGAACCGGCGGTGAAGGCCATCATCTGGTATTTGGAGATGTGGTGGACGGTGATGAAGGCTGTTGCCGGCGCAATTTTAAGTCCAATTGATACATTCAAAAAGATGGCTTCATTTGTGATATCTTCCAATATGGCATTGATGTCTTGGTTGATATCAGCGTTCACGACAGCTTTCACGGCGATCAAGGATGTCATTGTGGCGGCGGTGACATCAGCAGCCAATTGGCTTGTGTCCAAGTTGAGATCGGCGGCCACTTCTGCGGTGAGCGCAGTCGGGGCAGTATTCAACGGAATTGTCGCCAAGATAACAGGACCGATCAACAGAGCCATAGACGGTGCCATCAATGCGTTCAAGAGGTTGGCCGATAGTTCAATTGTCCAAGGTGCGCTGAGCATACTTGGCAAAGTGGGAATCGGGCCGGGCGCAGGTCCAGGCACCGGATCAGCCACGGTTGGCAGCCCAAGCTCATCGCCATCAGGTGAATTCCCTGACATGACGGCGGCCACAGCCAGGGCTGGCGGTCTAAGCATTGAAAGGCAGTCTGCGGCTCACGGGTCCGGGGCCGGGGCCAGGATGGCAGAACAAGCGCCATCAGCCGGGGGCGGCGGTCCGATTACTGTCAACTCAAAATTGTATGTGGACGGGCGTGAGTTGCTAATTGCGGTGGGCCAGGCCCAGGTGGAGCACAATGAAAGGGCAGGAAGGTCCATGACACCTGTTCATAAGCGTTCGATGAATCAAATGGGAGCAGTGTAATGGTTGACCTGGCAGGAATAGGCAGTGCGATTGGGAATCTTCCGACCACATTGATGGGCCTGTTGTTTGGCCCCAACGTCTTGTGGTCAATCCGTGCTCCTGAGTTGGACATCGAATTTGAAGCGCAATTTGAGCCAATTGGCCTGAAGATGAGTGCCGGTGGAAATTATGCTATGACGCAGACCTTGGGCCGGCAATATCCCATTGCCCAGTGGCTGTCCGGGGAATCTGATGTGGTGTCCTTCACGGGACGGCTGTATGCCAGAAATTTCCTGGACCAAGTGGCACCAAAGTTGAAGACACTAATCAAGCTGACCAAGCGGGATCGCAACTTGAAGCGGCCACCGATATGCGAGTTCAGCATGGGCCAGGGATTCATGGTCATTCGCTGCTTTGTGTCCGAGATAGGCAGCATTGTGTTCGATTCCTTCCGGCACGACGGGACAGTGCGTGGTTGTATGTTTAAGATCACGCTGATCAGGTATGAACCATATGGCCTGAAGGTGACGGATACATCGACACCGGAGCCAAGCACCATCTACAAGTTGGCAAAAGAGGGGGACATATATGAGTCTGTGGCTGCCCAGATGTATGGCAACGCTATCAAGGGCGTGAATCTCAGGAAAATTCAGCCGGATGTCCCTGAATTAAGTGTGGGGGTGTCTGTGAAAGTTCTGCCGATCACCCACAGCAAGATGCGGAAAAAGATTGAGCCGGATTATTACATGTTCCAGGATGATTCTATTGCCAAAGCGGCGATGGCACAAATCCACGAATTGAGAGCCGGTCAAATCAATACTTACATATACAAGAAGTGATTAAATGGCCAAAAAAATAACAAGATTTCAAGAAAAGCCGGAATATGCGGAATTGACGCCAGCATATAAGATCACGACCAATGGCGCAGACTTGCAAGAAGATATCACCAGCCTGGTTGAAAGAGTGGTCTATGAGGACAATTCATACATCGCAGACATGATCGAATTCGATGTGATTATGTCCCCTGATCTTGAGGCTGATCCGGGGGCGGCGGGCGGTCGTGAATATGGCCCTGTTCTTGATAGCAAGCTATTTGCTGAAGGGAATTATTTGGACCTGTTCATGGGATATGGAAATGACCTGTTGTTTATGCAACGGTGTAGGATTCAAAAATGGCTTCCCAGCTTCCCGGAAAATGGCAAACCCACTCTCAAAATCAAGGCGTTTGGGTTGGAAACAGAGTTGTCAGCTGAGATGGAGGAAAAGGACAAGCAATACAGGACGTTCAGCGGTGTTCCTTATTCGACCATGGTTGAGCGCATCGTTCAGTGGCTGTCTGCCAAGATCGGCGTGCCTATTCAGACAGACATTGACCCCACTTCCGGGAATCAGAGTGCTGCCATGGCCAAGGGAAAAACACCGATGGACTTCATCAGGCGGATTAGCAATCTGACTGGATATGATTTTTACATCATATATGACCAAGACCTTCAATCATTTGTGGCGCATTTTCACCCCAGGCGGCCAAACGCAGGTGACCAATTCATTTTCGAGTACAACCAGGGTGATGACTCAACCCTGTTGAGTTTTGCGCCTCAGTTCGCTTCCGGCGATGCTCTCACATCGTTGGAGGTTGTGTCTTGGGACCGCAAAACAAACAAAGTGATCAGGCATTCAGTAGAAAAGACCGACAAGGGGTTGGATGTGAAGGTGCTTCCGGGGTTGTCCGCTGACGATCTTTTGATTCAAGATGAGATGTCGAGTGCTTCCGTGATCAGGTACACGTCATTTGGTCCATTGAAGCGGACGGTGTCAACCCAGCTGACTACCTTGGATGCTGTGAAAAAGTTTGCTGAGGCGGAATTCGAGAATGCCGGGAACAACATGGTCACTGGCAAGGGAAAAATCCTTGGGTCAGAGGTTATCAAGGCAAAGGAAAGTCACATCATAAAAGGGATTGGCACCAGGTTGTCGGGGGAATATCTGTTTGACATTGTCAGGCACACGATAGGCGGCGACGGATACACAACTGAATTCGATTGCAGGAAGGTGTTGTCATCATGACGAATAAAAACACCACGAGGGTGCCGCAGGTGGCACGAGATCAACGCAACAGGCCAGGGCTGGGGGACTAACCATGGCGCTGAAAATACATACAGGAGTTGTCACAAATAATAATGATCCAGAACAAAGAGGAAGGATCAAAGTGAAGAGTGACACCCTGTTAGATTCTGAGGTGGAATTCCCGATATGGGCAGAGCCGAGCAACTGGACCAGCACTGGTGGGTTCGGAGTCTTGGCCATTCCCGATGTTGGGACCACCGTGGATGTGGAATTGGACGATGAGGATGATGAGGCAATTCCACGCTACAAGGGCGGTGTCTACAATGACGAGTCGGGTGTGCCCGATGAACTCAAAGCCGGATACCCAAAAAAGCGGGGAATCAAAACACCATCCGGCCACCTGGTGATCCTGGACGATGGAGAAAAGAAAATCACAATTCAGGATGCGAGCAAGAATGTGATCACGATGGAAAATGGAAAAGTCAACATCACGACCACGGGCGATTTGACCGTGGAAGGGGCAAACATAAACATCGGGGAAGGGGCAGCGTACAATGTTCCATACGCACAAACGCTGTACTCTCAATTGAATGTACAATTTTCGATGCTGGGACAACACTACCACATGGTGTCCAGCGAAGGGGCACCGACCGGGCCGCCAGTACCACAACCACCGGGGTTTGCCGGGGCCGGGGATTGGTCAAGCCCAACGGTGAAGGTGAAATAATATGCCAGGGCCAGATTTAACACCGGCGCAAGTAACCACGCTGAATCAGCAGGTTGATACCGATATCCCAGGTGCCATCCAAACCTATGAGGACGGGAAAGTGGCTGTCCAAGACCAAATCCTGAATCTCACAGAGTTGGTCAGTCTTCATGAGGCATTTTGGGGTTGGTACCATGATGATGTTGCATCTAAATATGAAACAGAGTTGAAGTGGATAGATGGGCATTTCATTGTGGAGCCGGTTACAGATGCCGATTTGGTAGATGCCAGGGATTTCAAGCCGGATTCCAGGTTGTATCCAGCTGGATATACCAAGTTGAATCCCAAGTACATTGATCAATTGAAAGGAATCACGGATGAGGACCCAGGCGACACCTTGAAGCACGTGGAGGGTTGCTTACATCCTGTCTGTTATGAAATAGCCAAGGCACTGAGGGACGGGCAAAGCGGAAGCGGATCAAGTGTTACAGGGAATGTTGTGGGGCCAGGAACAACTTCAATCACCGTTGCGGGGTCCGGGTTTGCGCCAGGAGCCAGGGCAGTGATCACTACCATCACCGGGAAATATGCTGTGTTTAGAATAGACAGCGTGGGCGGCACCGGTCCATACACTCTCAACGGCGCAATGGTTGCTTTCTGTGCCGCCAATGATCAGATCGGGGCCGGGGCCGGGATCATAGACACGGTGGCGGGGCAAACTGCCAATTTGGCTGCCACGTTGGGGTTGCTTACCACAGCGTTGAATAATCAGAAAGCTGCGTTGGATTCCAACAAAGACGACATCTCATATGCTGGCGTGGATTCCGATATTGCGACGGCAAGTGCGCAGATCGTAACCACAACCGGCGTGTACACGTCATATTCCACATACGCACAGTTGGTGACGGCAATGGAGACCAGGGAGACATTTTTGTCTTCAAGGATGTCCCAGATTGCGATGGCAGTTGATACGGCAGATGATGGAATATATGACAGGCGATACAGGTGGCTGGGGAATCTAGTGAACAGGAGCCAGGGAAGCTACACGATGCTTGACGGTGCAACGGCCAGCATCTCATTCTTTGATACCAACATTGAATACCTGGAAGGACAACAGGCCGATTTGGAGGAATGGTCATAATGGCAACCGGATTAAAAGTGCCTGTGGGCGTGGATGAAGCGGGCGGTGCTGCTTTGGTAAGCGGTGACGATGACCTGGCCAAAATAGTTATGATGGCATTGTCTCCAGGAAGCAGCCGGAATCCTTTTCAAAAATTAGGGATCAATGAAGAAATGATCTTTGGCGACGGCAATGCCAAGACCATGGCAACCATACAATTGGCCGTTGAAAATGTATTCAAAAGGTTGGAAGCGGACAACCGGGCTGCCTTGGATGATAATGGGCTGAATATGAAGATGGATGAAGGGACCATGGAGATGCAGGCCACGGTTTCATACATCAATCTTGAAACAATGATTCCGGGGGAGTTCGGGCTGAAATTCAGTGCTGGAAATGTAGGAATTGTGAGGGGTGAAATAAAATGACGCAAGAATCAATACAGCTGCCGGATTTTGATTTCAGTGGGTTTTACTATCCGCAAATATTGCAGGCGTTGCGCCAGTACGGGCGGGTGAATGTCCCTGAAATAACCAATGAAGACCCTGAAGAGCCGTACATGCAGCTGGAGCGGGCGTTTGCTTTGACGGGGCACTTGTGTAACGTCAATTTGGATGCGGCCGCACTGGAGTCGATGTTGCCCACAAGCCGGACCAGGGAAGGGTTGCGGAATCTGTTGGCCCTGATTGACTACACAATCAGGGATTCCACGCCATCGGCGGCTGACATCCTGGTCGAAATCACCAAGATATTCACCACAGCCATTGACTTAATTCCGGCGGGGACGCTATTTTCAACCCAATTATTGCCGGGCTTGGGCACGATCTTTTTTGAAACCAAATCCACCTACACCATAGAACCAAACAATGTTTTGGGGGCGGCATTTGGGGATGAAGTCGGAGTGTATGCAGATTTCACAACCCAAGCCAATGCCGGAACAAATTGGCAACCATGGGCCGGGACGCCAGTTCAAAATGATATGGTGTATTTTGGCCACTCCAGCGTCATGTTCGATCAAGTTGCGCTAACAGTTGTGACACCGGCAGCAGACATTGTCGGTACATGGGAATATTATGATGGCGACCTCAAAGATGCTGCGCCAAACGAGGTGACCAACCTTGGATCCAATCTGGAATTTGATTTGACCACATTGCTGGGGGAAGTCAACCGGGCCGGAAGTTTAGTCAGGGTCACGCACCTTCAAAGCACCGCATATGAAGAAGTGTACAGCCAGTGGGACGGGTCCAAAAACTATTGCGTCACCGGGTTGCTAGGGCAGTCCACTCCTGATACCGATCCAAATGAATATGCCGTGGGATCAGAATGGAATCCGCTGGAAGTCAACACTGATTCCGTCAACGATTTTACGCAGACCGGGATTGTGGCATTTTCACTTCCGCAAACGCTGACTCAAAAATGGGTCAAGGGAAGCGTCAACGAGTTCAACGGGCACTTTATCAGATACAGGGTGGTGGCAGTAGGTGGGGCACCGACCGGGCCGCAATTGTCCTTGTGTAGCATCACGGACGCAAGGCACTTTGCCAGCTTGGAATCGGTACAAGGCGAAACCATATCAATCAGCCCATTGGCCACTTCCGATGGCCAACCCAACCAACAGTACCAGCTTGGGAACAAGGACATCATTGAAGGTTCTGCCACAGTCACAGTCGGGACACAGGTTTGGGGATATGTGGACAACTTTTTGAGCAGCACTCCTGCCAGCAAGGATTTTTCATTAATCAGGCCGGAAGGTGAAAACCCAATTCTGATATTTGGCAACGGTGTGAATGGTCGGATTCCGCCACTTGGCGAAGACATCAGCACAACATACAGGATTGGGGCCGATAAAGATGGCAATGTTGGCGCCAGGACCATCGTCATCAACTCATCGGGCGTTGCATTTTTGGGGCAAGTTTACAACCCCAGACCGGCCACCGGTTGGAACGCAAAAGAGGGGAACACCGAGCAGGACCGGGAAAGGCTCAAAATTGTTGGCCCAGCATCCCTGCGCACCAGGAATCGGGCTGTCAGCCCTGATGATTGCGAGGTGCTGGCGACAGAATTCATTGACACATTTGGGTCCAAGGTCGTCACCAGGGCTTTGGGGATTGAAGAGTCAATGGGGCCCAAGACGTTTGAGCTGGTTTGCGTTGGGACCGGCGGTGCGTCCATCCCTGAGAGTTCAAAGAATGAGTTGAGTGATTACTTCAACGGAAATGAGGTGTCTGGGATCAAGGGGGTGTTGGTGATAAACCACGAGTTGGTTGTTACAGATTATCAACCCAGATACATCAGTGTGGATGCTGTTGTTTATGGCGGGAATGCCACACAGATTGAAAATCTGCTCATTGGTCTGCTTCACCCGGAAGCGTTGAAAAACGACGGTGTGACATGGGAGTGGGATTTTGGCGGCGAAGTCCCAAGGTCACGCATCATATCGGAAATATTCAAGGTGGATGGAGTTCGGAAGGTGGTGTTGAATACACCGGCAACCGATATCACCTTGGCCACCAGGGAGTTGCCGCTGACAAATGGTGGGTTAATCACGTTGGTGGTGGAGCCGTAAAATGGCAGAAAATCCATATAAAATGTTCCTTATGTTGATTGAGTCGCTCAGGCGACAAGACGTCAACACCAATTTCCTTGAGCGATTCCTTCAAGGTCCGCAACTTGTATTCAATCGGATATTGGATGACATCAGCGGATTCCGGCTCATCACAGATTACAGGCTCACACCTGATCAGGTCGTGGAGCACCTGCTGTGGCAGGTCGGATTCACCAAGGAATTGGCATACATCACCAATGAGTTAAGCACAGAAGATCAACGCAAGCTCATTGGCTCTGCTGTACGGATGTGGAAGCAGCGATATTTGGAGGCCGGAATTGAGAACATGGTCCGATTCCTTACAGGGCGGACCGTGATCATCAACACATGGTTTGATCTCAGGTGGGTATTAGGTGAAGATGGCTTCACAATAGAGCCGGGAAGGTTCACGCCATATCTCATGTCTGCTTTGGATGACGCTGAATTGGATGAGTTCGCCACAGAAATTAGAATAATGGATGAAGGGCAGCTCAACAGATTTTTGGTGGAAAGCCTGATTGTTTTGAACAGGCCATCTTCAGAGCGATTCCGCATCATATATGAAGATTTCATCGATGATTTCACAACAGGATTCAGCAACATTTATCAATGGGACATTTTGGGGGGCACTTCCGAGATTGTTGATGGGATGATGGTCTTGTCAGAAGATGCCGGAGTGGCCGCTGAAACGCCCAACTCATACGATTGGACCAACTATGTTGCCAGCTGGGTCGGAAGGTTAACAGCCGGGGGCGGAATGATGTTGGCATTTGGGTATGACGGGGTGGATGAATCATACCTGATTGAACTGGACGTGATCAACCAAGTTGCCAATCTTAAAAAATACACAGCACCGACTATTGGGCCAGTGTTGGCCAGCGGTCCGATTGACATGACGGTCGGGACGTGGTATGGTTGGAAGGTTGAGAATTGTTGGGAAGGGTCAAGCGGTGTGGTCAAATTCTACATGGACGGGAATCTGGTGTTCACTTACACCCCACCAGCCGAAATAGTGGGCAGTGTAGGAATGGCCACCTTGTCATTTCCGGGGGCCACGGCTGAGTTTGATATTGTTGATTTATTTCAACTGCCGTTGGATATAAAAACTGTTGAACCTGGAGGGTGATAACATGGATTACGGAAGCGAAAAAATTGGGATTTACAACAAGAAGTTCATACCAGACACGCAGATGAGAGTGAACTTCCTGGGATTCCTCACGGCGGGGATGGACAGCCTGTACGCCAGCATATTCCCTGGACAGGGTTGCTTGGGGGCTGCTATTCCGTTGGGGGCATCCGGCAATGATTCATTCGATATCACCCTGCCTTTCAACGTGGTAATGGTGATGGACGGTGGCACCAGGAAGCTGGCAGCGGATTCCGGCGACGTTGGGGTGTTCGAGCAGGTGCCATTTGAGAATGAGTCCGCAATCCCATATTACATTGGGTTGAAATTCTTGGAAATTCCAGATCAAATGCAGTTGAACGTCCGCAACGGAAGGGTGGAGGCTGACACTTGGCGCCAATCTGTGGGGGAATCCGGTGACCCTGATAGCGTTGCTGACCTGGGATCAGACCAACTCAAGATCGTGCTTGATACCATTCTGGAAGCGGGCGTGAATCATAGCGGGCGCATTTGCAGGATCAAGTTGAAAGAGCCTGTCAGCTTGGCGGCAGCTTATGAAGACCTGGTTGTTCAGTGGGATGGTTCCAACAACTATGTGGTCTCAACGTACATGGGGCAAATAACGCCATCGGTTGACGAGACTGATTACATTGGTTACACCGAGGGTCCAACGGTCAAACGCAACACCGATCTTTCAACTGACCCTGACTACACCTTTCTGGGGACCGTCACCGGGTCCGGGGCCGGGACCACTCCCACGGTGTTTGACATCACCGGGCAAAACATCTATTTGTCCACCCCTGGTGTCGGAATAAATGACCTGTGGACTATCTACCAAGACATGTACACAACGCCACACTTCGATGGCGACGGGCTGCCTAATCTGGATCACGCATTGCAAACAATAATGGACGTGGAACATTATCCTCATGATTCCACAGATTATGGCCGCCACTCCGACATCCACCCGGACACCGTGGACTTCAATATTCAATCCGGTCTACAGTTAAACATCCAGGCATTTGATGCGGCGGATAAAGCCAATCACAAGGTTGAGATCAAGGATGACTTGGCGGCGGTCCGGGCTTGGATCGACGGCGATGGAAATGCGCAATTTCAAGACCTGTATGTCCAGGGCACCGAGTACATCATGGAGTCCACGATCATCGAGGGTGATTTGACCGTTGAAGGTGACTTGACGGCGGGCGATGACAACACCGTGGACCGATTCTATGGCCACGTGCTCCGGGCTGATTTTGACAAGGATGTTCACGTTGGACAAGACTTATATGTGGCCGGCAATTCATATCTGGGGGATGACGCAGCGGACCGGGTCACGGTCACCGGCGGAATCGACGGTGGCTTGTCTCTGTACAACGGTTTGTTCAGGATACATGATTTGTTTGGAAGCGGGGAAAAGCTTGAAATGTCAGCTGGGGTAACCAATGCGGTTTTCAGCCACACAACGAACGGTGCCAACGATGTGTATTATCAATTCCAAAAGAATCCAGGAATAGGTCGTTTGATCATCACAGGCGACATTTTGAGAATGACCGGTGGGCTGGAGATTGCTGATGGCGGCGAAGGATTACAATTTGGTACATTTTCGCCTGACATATTCACCATGTCGAGAACATCAGCCACAATATTCGATTTTCAGGGCGATAACGCAGGGAATGTGACTTGGAGGTTTGGCAACGCAGGGGCGGGCGAAGCGGATTTGCAGGTGTCCAGGCGCATCACGGCCAGCGACCGTATCACGACAAGTGACAACATCTACATGGATGGTGCAGGCGGGGGGACATTAAGTGCCCTTAGTGGCGCATTATCGTTTGACGATTTCAATTTGGTTGGTCCAAGTCCGCTTCCACTTTCAGGACCGGCGGCAGTGGACAATACATACAATGGTTCGGCCACCACCTTGATCGGAATGCTCAACGAAACACTTTCATCAGGTTCGCTTGACTTCAACTATGATGCTGGCGGGGCCGGTTTGGGGCGTGAAATCATCGTGGATGCTGGGGCAGTTGCTTTCAATCGTGAAGCTCACCCTGTGACTGTGAATTTGACCACAGGAGTCTTCAACAACATCAACATCGTATCAGGGGATGATTGGAGTGATTATTATGACTCATTCCCAAACAGCCCTTCAAGACAAATTCTCATCCATATCACTGGATCAACTTTGGGGAATAATGGGTGGTACACAAGCACACCGAGCGGAAATTCAACAATGCAAATCGCAACCGGATTCCCAGGCGGGGCGGAATCAGGAATCAGCGCCACGTGGTATGACACGGCCATTTATGGAACCAAAGGCGGTGCACTGTCCTTGGAATCATATTTGGACAGTCCTACAAACGGGATCAATGGGTGGAGAATATTCCAATCAGGTTCGGCCAGATTTGGAATTGATGCTTCACAATTCACTGATCCGTTGGTTGCCGGGGCACCGGGGTTGGAATGGGATTTTTATGGCGATCAACCCATGATGACATTCCACGACACCCCAAGTGGCAACTGGGCACGTGTTGTATTCACAGGGAATCAGTTTGAGTTGTACGATGACACGCCACAGTTGGCCCTATATTACAACTTCACCAACATGCACCTCAATGGAGGCGGCGTGACCAAGTGCCAAGGATTCCTTGACCCGGTTTATTCGCAAGACTTGGCTACAAAAAATTATGTGGACAACCAATCTGTACTTCCGCCAACCGTGTACACAAAGCATGGTGAAATTGTCAATTCAGAATTAGGGAATGATGCTGTTGTGATTGACCCCAATGGAAGGTATCCATTCCAATACAGGGTCACAGTCCCCAACGGAAGTCCTACAAACGCATATCATGTTGCGGTTATCATGCTTCAGGCTGATTCCTCATTCTTTGCAAATTTCAGGCCGTATGCGTATGGATATTGGTCAGCTGGTGGCTCCAAATATTTGAGGTGGATTCTGAAAAATGGGACGTCAGCTGGTTCGACAGTGCTGTATGATAGCGGGAATGTGTACTGCCCTTACACGAGTAACACCTGGATTTTTGGATCTTGGGGCAGCATACCTTCCCATTCCAACATTGGCCAGTTGTATCGCCTTGAAATTTATGGGGCGGCAGCTTTTGAAGTTGCTTCCAACTTTGTCTTGAGAGGTGTGGCGCACTTGATACAATATACAAATTATGCGCCAACGGTTTAAGGTTGAATCCCAAATAAATAAACAATCGCAAAATAATTTGGAGGTGAAAAGATGAGCGACAGAAAAGAAACAGTGAAGGAAACAGGGAAAGTGTTGGACATCAACGAGTATGTCAACAACATCAAGGCCGGGAAGGTAGATGACCCGACGGTCAAGTTGCTCCTGGAGAAGCATGAAGTTGTAATGAGGCAAGTCCAGGAAGCGGGCGGAAACATCCAACGTGCCGAAAATGAGCTGAAGAAGATGAAAGCTGATGCCCAATCATTGATTGGTCGTGCCCAGGAGTTATCCGAGTTGGTCAACTTGTTCGGATCAAAGCACGCATCTGAAGGCGGTCCGGCCCAACCCGTGGAATTGAAAACGGTGGCAAACCCAAGCGAAATGCCCGGTGAAAAGGGGGAATAAAGCAATGGCGCAAACATTGAAGCTGGGCGACCAAGGCCCAGAGGTTTCACACCTTCAGAATTTGCTCAAGCAAAATGGGTACTATGATTGCCCTGACTGTAAGGTTGACGGCGATTTTGGTGGGCTGACTGAAGCAGCCGTTCAAGAATTTCAGGGCGGCCACATCGACAAGAACAAAGAGCCGTTGAAGCCGGACGGCGAAGTGGGTGAAAAGACGTGGTGGGCCTTGATGAATCCACACGGAGCACCACAAAAATCTGGAATCAGCGCAGTTATACCGATGGGCACCACCGTGGTCCGGTCCACCATCCTGGATTTGGCCCTGGAGTATCATGCCAACAACACCCGTGAAATTCCAGACGGGTCCAATGGCGGCGACGGCGTGGACGAAATCACGGGCGGTTGGAAAGCTGCCTGGTGCGCCATGTTCGTGTGTTGGGTCATCTACAAGGCTACAGGGATGAAGCCATTCAAAAAGGAAAGGGAAGCGGCTTGCCGGAATCTTCACAAAATAGCCAAAGAAAATGGCTGGTGGAGGGACAAAGAGGATTACACGCCACTGCCCGGCGACATCTTCATCATGTTGTATGAAGGCAAGGACGGAAAGCCCAACGGAAAGGGACACACCGGATTTGTGGTCAGCGTGTCAGAAGATGGCACCGAGTTCAACACAGATGAGGGCAACTGCGGCAACCGGGTCAAACTGGGAAAGCGTAAAATGAGCCAACATTCACTCAAGGGATTCATCAACTTTTATCCGGCTGACGAGCAACCTGAAAAGGTGGAGCGGCGGATTGTTTCGGCGGCGGCGGTTGCCGGAATGGGCACGAGGTGAATCATGGTTACCGTGATGTTGGTTCTCAAGAAGATATGGGAAGGCATTCAGGTGGCCGGGGCGTGGTGTTGGAAAAACAAATATGTTCCTGTGGCTGTGATATCGGCCATAATCGGGGCAATCCTGTACCATGAAGCCACCGATGAGCCTGACGGACCGGCACAAAATGTTCCGCCCAAACGGACCAATCATGTGAAAAAGGCCAAAAAGGCCGTGAAAGACATCCACGACAAGGTGGAAGCGGAACACAAGCCTGAGATGGATAAGCTGGACCAGGATGAAGAAAAGATCGACCAGGCCGAAAAAATCCACGATGAAGAAACACGCCTGAACTCACTTGCGGAGTTGGGCCAAGCTTTCCGGGACCGGCGGAAAAACAGGGAAGGGGACGGAACATGAGACGGTTTACCAGCCAAATCGCAATTCTAGTGGCAGCCCTGCTGCTTTTGTCGTCCATGCCCATGGGGATTCATGCGGATGAGGGCGATGGCACCAAAATCACCACCGGACGCATCCTGGCCATCATGGAAGGAACACCAGCACCTTTCAGCGGAATCCTGGTGTCTGAAGATGTCTTCACCGAGTATTTACAATTGGAAGTTGAGTTGGAGCGGGAAAGGCTGAGGAATGAGATGCTCACCCAGGAATTAGAACAGACCCAAACAGCCTTGCTCTTGCAACTCAGGGAATGCCAACGTGAGCGTGACGAGTTGGCCGCCACCCTGGCAAATCCGAGATGGATTGACCGACCTGAAACCAACAGGTGGATCGGATTGGGCATGGGAATAATCGTCACGGCAGGAGCAGTAAAGTTGGCAGGGGAGTTAGACTGACAAAAGATCAGCCAAGAATAGCGGGGGTGATAAGTTGGACACGTGGAAATTCATATCAGATTTGTTGATTAATAACTTGGCGGTTGGTGTGATAATCATGGAAACAATCGGGCTTGTTTACATGTTCCGCCAGTACACAAAAGCGAAAGATGACTGCACGAAAGCATACCAACAAGTCATCCCTGCTGTTGATGAATTGAAAAAGACTATTGACCTGATCATCCAATTGAGCAAATGATAAATCAAGGGTGGAAGGAATTGTACAAATGAAATTGTTCAAGAAAAGGGAAAAAGGGAATGGGCACGACAAGGGCGATAAGCTGGAAAAAATAGAGTGCGAAACGGAAGGGAAGGACAACGCCAGTTGCAAAGAAGTGTTGACAAATTCTGTAATTGAGTTGCACTCTAAAATCAAAGTGATGCGCCAGATGGCCATGGACGGTGACATATCACTCCCTGCTAAGTCTGTCAAAGAATAGCGGCCAGTCACCGTTTAATCGGTGGCCGCCAAATAAGACTACAGGGAGTGTTATGTGAAAATATTCATCAATAACAATAATATAGTTCTCACCGGATTTGATGCCAACTTCATACGTGAGTTGGATGACGTGATGAGCTATTATGTGAGCGGATATTATTTTGCGCCCGCATTCAAAGAGGGGAAGTGGGATGGCAAAATTAGATTGCTCAAGCACAACCGGCGGCTGGGTTATACCTTGCCCGCCGGTGTCTTTTCCATTCTTGAAGGTGTGATACAAGAGCACAATCTCACGCCTGAATACCTGGACCGGCGACAATATCCAAGCCGGAATCTGAATATTGAATGGGGCGGTCCTGAGCTGCGAGATTATCAGTTGGGGGCGGTCCGGGCGATGTTCTGTGATCGTGGCTTACAAACTGGAAAGGCTATGATCAAAATGCCTGTTCGGTCCGGGAAAACAATGACTGCTGCCTATGCTATCCACAAGTTGAAAACCAAATCCATATTCCTGGTGAATTCCGATCTTTTATTCAAGCAAACTGTTGCCTTGTTCCAAAACGTCTTGTTGGGCGTGAAAATAGGGGCGATTGGCGACGGGTTGTGTGACCCTGGAGATGTGACCGTTGCCACACTTCAATCGTTGATGCGGATGAGTCCGAAACAGTTGAGCGAAATCACCAACGAGATGGGCATCACCTTCATCGATGAGGTGCACCATATGAAATCTGCGGACCGTTGGCGCCAGATAGTTAGTGGATTTGAATCATACTACAAAATTGGCCTGTCAGCGACTGTGGATGTAAACCCAGAAAAAGAAAACAGCAAAGGGGCCATATGGCTCAGGGCGGCGACGGGTCCAATTGGATATGAGATTTTCATGGATGACCTGATGTTGGCCGGTCACTTGGTCCGTCCACATATATTCTTTGTGGACGCTGGAGCGGAGCAAATCAAAGGGAAGTGGGCGACGGGCGTGTACAAAAAAGCCGTGGTTGAGAATAAGGCCAGGAATTCAGCTGTGATCAGAATAGCGCAAAAGTGCGCTGAGTCCGGGCTGAGGACGTTGGTACAAACGACGCAAGTCAAACACATGAAGACGTTGGCGAAGCACATGAAGTGCGAGATGATATATGGAAGTGTCAGCTCAAAGAATAGACAACAGATCATTTCACGATTCCGGGCCGGTGAGACCATGATAATGGTTGGCACTGTGTTCGGGGAAGCGGTTGACATACCGGAGTGCGAAGTGGTCATCAACGCTGAAGGGGGCACGGATGACATATCCACTCTACAGCGTTTGAGGAATCTGACGCCGTGTCCGGGGAAAGCCGGAGCACTTGTGATTGAATTTGCTGACTTCCACAACCGATACATGGCCAAGCAAGCTGCTGCCCGCCTGAAGACCTACAGAGCAGAAAAGGCGTTCAGGGTGGGTGTGGTTAAGGATTACACCAAGTTTGATCCGGCGACGGCCATCAAGGGGGGATTATAAGGATGGCCGGAATACAATTTGATCTATCCAATTTCAACATGGATGTGTTGGCCAAAGACACGCCAAGGTTGCTGGAGGTTCTGGACCCACATGAGTTCCAGTTATTAATGGTGTTGTGTAAGATTAAGTCCAACGGGGAAGCTACACTCATGGAGGCGTCAAAATATCTTACAGGTGCCACAAAAGCCGATGCGCTCAAGATAGTCAAATCCATGACTGAAAAAGGGGTGTTCAAGGACACCAAAAGCGGGGCCGATCTATCCCAATCAGGATTCCAGCCGACCACCACATTGGCATACGCAAAAATTAAAGATTCCAAAGGCGACCACATAAAGAGCGGGAGTGGTGACAAAAAACCTATTGAAAAACAACCAGTTAAAAGAGTGAAAGAACCACAAAAAATGCCAATGGACCCACCCAAACCTCATAAAAAACAACCAGTTACGACACAAAAAAGTGGTGCCGTAAGTATTAATATTAAAACAAAATCTTCTGAAGACATAATACCTTCCCCAGCTAAAGCAGGGGAAGGGCAGCGCATTCCAACAAGATCAAAAGTGCTTCATGATCCGCTGGAGGTCGTGCCTGAAAAACCCAAGACGGCGGGAAAGCCAAAGAAGCTGGATTTGAAAACACCATGGTTGGTCCGGCTGAAGTCAACGGACAAAGGAATCAGGACCAGTGCTGAAAAACAAGTCGGAAGCATGTATGCCAACATTTACAAAAAGGCCAGGGAAATGTTGTTGGGTGGCAAAAAATTCTTTGTGGGGGAAAAATCCTACAAGCAATTTGCCCAGTTGTACGTGATCTGTAATGAGTATGATATCAAGTTCGTTGAGTACATCACCTGGACCTATAACAATTTGCAGGATTGGGACAAGTCGCCTGTTGAATTTCCGCCAGTGGATTGGTTGTTGCGGGAAGGGAACATTCAGAAATTTCAACTCAGGAAAAGAGGGAAGGGCGATGGGTCATCGAAAGTTGGCGATGCCTTCAGGACCGGCCTGAAAAATCCGGCATTGCCTGACATTTTGAAAAAGGGCGGATTTGACCTGGACGGGGACCAGATCAAGTTTGTGGAGTCAATAGCAAGACAGCGCAAGATCGGGATTGAGGCGGATTGCGAGCCTGACCTTGAAGCTGCGGTCAAACATGCCATGGCACATGGTTGCCCGGACATGTGATTGTGCATACGTTATCACATTCAAAAATGGACAAAAAATGAGTGCAGTTGCGTATGCATAAGTGACTGAAAAGTTTGAATTCATCGATGCAATTTGGAGGTGTGTAAAAATGGCATGGTATGCTTGGTTGATTTTGGGATATTTTCTTGTGGGTGTTAGGTTCGGAATCGTGGGTGTTAATTACATGCGCAAAAGTGACGGTTGGGACCGGACCAGCATGGCATCAAAAGTGATCGTGATCGTGATCGTGGTCCTCATTTGGCCGATATCAATTGTGTATGACCGGATGAAAGAGCGGGAAGCGGAAAAGCTGGCCAAGCGTTATCCGTCCACCCCAGCCGGGTTGGTTGTGCCTGACGGGAAGGGCGGGCATGAAGTTATCCATTTTGGACGGCGGGATCAGGAATGATTTTTGACAAATTAGATGCGAAGTCATATGCCATCCGAGCCAAGATGGTTGGAGGGTGCCATATTTGTGGCGGGTCCGGGGTGATCGTTGGTGATCTCAAAGAGGCCACGCCCAAGGGAAGCGAATGTGACTGCGTGAAGAAATGGAACAGGATTCACCAGATGATCCGGGCCGGGATTCCTTATGAATATTGGGATGTGTTGAAATTTGATTTTTCTGGCACGAGAAACAAGATGAGCGTCAACGCTGTCCAGAGGTATGTGAATCACCTGGATCGTGCCAGAGACAACGGCTTGAACATGTTCCTGTCTGGAAATGTTGACGCAGGTAAAACAACGGCGGGGTGTTACGTGGCTGTGTCGGCCATCGAGCAAGGCATGAGTTCATTTTATGTTGTGCTTGAAAATCTATCCGGGTGGTGGCTGGAGGTCGTCACGTCCGGCGGGGAAGCTAAAAAAGATGCCATCTTGGAGTTGGAATACATCGAGCAAATTGATGTGCTGATAATTGACGAGATGGGCAAGGAATCCGGCAAGGACGGCGGCCATGTTAGGAGCCAGCTGGACACATTGCTCCGGGCCAGAATAGCCAACGGGCTGCCTTTTGTGTGTATAAGCCAGATGGACATTGCCGGAGTTCAAGAAAAGTATGGAAAGCCATTGGCCTCACTCCTGACGCAGAGGGTGAAGCATTTGACGTTCATGTCGGAAGGTTTCAGGCCCAAGACGCAATCCACCTGGGCGACAATGTTGGAGGGGGAATAATGGCCCAGCAGATAGATGTTGAATATGAGAAGCAGATTATTGCCACAAGTTTGAAGGACATCCGATATTTGCAAAGGGCGGTCGCAGCCCTGAAGGAATACCAATTCAGCAACAAGCAGTTGGATTGGATTTGGAAGCAAATCGTGTCGCAGTATGTGACGCACCATGAGTTGATGCCCAGGAAAAAAGCAATCAGGCTAATCAAGGCGGAATTCCCAGAGCGGTCCAAGTCACAACCGTATATGGATACAAATATTGAGCTGTTCGACTCAACGCAGAATATGGCTAACACATCGATGGAGGAGTTGAACAGATTCATTAAGCACCAACACATGAAGACGGCGATGAGCGATGCCGCAGAATTGTTGAAGCAGGGGAAGGTTGAAGATGCTTGGAACACGTACAGGGAAGGGGCGGCACTCCAGGCCGCAGCTGAGGCCAATCGTGAGGATTGGTTCAGCCGGTTGGACGAAAGGCAGGCAATCAGGCGGGCACAAGCCAAGGCCGGGGTCACCAGTCGTGTTCCATCATCAGTCAGATACCTGGACAACCACCTGGACGGCGGATTGGCACCGGGTGAACTTGGAATTTTGATTGGAGTGACCAGCATTGGTAAATCATCGATGTTGGTGCAATTTGCATATGGGGCGGCGGTCCGGGGAAGCCACGTGTTGTATGTGGCATTGGAGATGAGGCGTGATCAGATCGAATCAAAGCTGGATGCCAAGCTCACGCAGATAGATTCACGCAAGTTCAAAACACACGATTTTGACCGTGGTGAGTTGATCAGAATAGAGCGGTCAAAGGACCGGATACAGAGGATGCCAAAGAGGATTCTCAAGGACAAGCTACACGTGGCCAGTGTCCCTGTCCAAAAGTGTGATGTGAACATTATCCGGGGGATGATAAAAGATCGGTTGGCGGTCGGAATTCCGACTGACCTGGTGGTGGTTGATAGTGGTGACCATCTTGTCCCAACCCGGCGGGCGGAAAATTACAGGGTCACGCACACGATGGCCTATTGGGATATGAAGGGGCTGGCTGAAGAGTGCGATTGTGGTGTTTGGTCGAGCACGCACGCACCCAAGGAATACAAGAACAAAATCATTTGGTATGCGGAATCTGTGGCGGAATCATATGACAAGGCCAGGATATCAGATGTAGCCGTGACCATGGGTTGTACACTTCAAATGCGGGACATCACCCCATACCCAGAGTTGGCGATGGTCCTGGCCAAGAACAGGGACGGCGAAGTGCCCAGGACGTGGCTCAAGATGCAGGCCAGATATTCCACTTGCACTTTCATCGAGATTGACGAGTTGGAAAAATCCAAATTCCAAAAGCAAGAGGAAAAGAAAATATGACATGCCAACATGCACGGGTAAATGCTCAAAACATGCATACGTTTTTGCAGACAGAAACAGCGGAAATTTGCATGCATCGACGTATGCAGCGTGTGTTAGGTAATGGGATTTTACAACGTGCCAACATGTGCGGCGAAATACATGCGAGGACATGGCGTTGAGAATTCGATTTGACTTTGAAGATTACATTGAGCGGAACATCCCGGTCAACAATCGAAAGCACATGTCCAGCGACAAGGAATTCAACGTGGATTGCCCCAATTGCGGGGACCAGGAGCACTTTGATTTCAGCGTGGCCAAGCAGAGGGGGAAGTGCTGGAAGTGCGATTGGGGGTGCAACGGGCTACAATTCATTATGGCTGTGGAGGCGTGCGACCGGGCGACGGCGATGCGCATTGTCAGGGAGCGGGTCAGGATTTTTGGGACCGACACTGACCTGGATGCCCTGAAACGGGCGATTGACACCGCAGCGGTCCGAGTGATTCCTGATCCTGAGATTATCAGCCATGACCTTCCGAAACAATACAAGCCCATATTCAATAAGCGGACCATGAAGGCGGCCATGCCAATCTATCTCAAAGACCGGGGAATTGAAGTCAAGACGGCGATGAGGTTCAAACTAGGGTTGTGCCAGGGTGGACGCTATGGTGGGCGTGTGATTGTACCTGTACATTGCGCTGGGGTCCGATCTTTTATTGCCAGAGATGTCACCGGGACATCTAACAAAAAATATCTCAATCCACCGGATGCGTCCTTCAGCCACTTGCTATTCAATTATGACCATTGTCGTGAGAGTGATATGATCACCTTGGTCGAGGGCGCATTTGACGTTATGAAGTTGTGGCAGGCAGGAATTGATGCCATTGCGCTGTTTGGGAAGTCCTTGGGCGACGGGCAATTGGCATTGCTTCTGGATAGCAGGATTGAAAAGGTCAGGATCATGTTGGACGATGACGCATATAAAAAATCGTTGGAGGTGTCGAAAGCATTGGGGGCGTTATTCGAGATTGAGTTGATTGAGCTTCCGGCTGGCCGTGACCCGGCTGATTTGAGTCGCAAAGAGGCACAGGCATGCATGTTGAAATCACGTCCGGCGGCGACGGCTGAGTTGGATTATATCACCGACACCTTAAAAAATTTGTAGCATCAGGCCACATTCCTTCCACACTTCATTGTGAGGTGTAATTTTTTCCTTGCCTTGTCGCTGATTTTAGGTTATAATGTAAAATTGGTCCGCATAATCGGGCCGACAATAATCAAAAGGAATCGGTGATAATGACACCAAATTTTCACAAAAAAGTATTTAATTTCAAGCCATTCGGCAATATTCTGTTTAGACACAAAAAACAAACCCCACTACCTATCCACACCGGAAGCCAATTTTGGCCCTTTTTACCTTTTGCCTTTTTGAAAAGCCGGTCTACACCAAAAAAAAGTTGCCCAGTAAATGATTGTTTTTATGGATCTTGTAAAAAAAGTTTGGTCCTTGGGCGATTTTTTTCTTGCCTTTCCATTCAAGATCAGCTATACTTGTATACATGGTCGAAAAAACCAAATACAAATCAAAAGTGGGAAGCGAAATGAGCTTCAAACAAATCGACAAGAATGGTAATGTGAAAATTGAGTGCAAAGAGTGCGGACGTTATTACCACCAACTCAGCGTACATCTTAAATCAGCCCACGGAATCGACGTTGCCGAGTACAACCTCAGGCATCCGGGTGAACCAACCATATCAGAATACGCAAGCCAGCGGGTCAGCCAGGCCCAAAAGGGTGTCAAGCGCACCAAGGTCGCCACCGACCTTATTCAGCAGCCAGAAGTTCAGGACGGCGCCAACGGCGATCACAACGGATTCAACCCAGACGCACCACTTCAGATCGGACCGGCCAGCCTGTACGTCAGAAAGGATGTAACAGAAGCGGACAAAAAATACATCCCGGACCACGATGAAAATTATCAGCTTGACATGGATGTTTTCACGGTCTTGGCGGTTGGAATTGAAGAGGGCGACAACACGCTGGTTCATGGACCCACGGGCTGCGGCAAGTCGGCTGCTTTCCTGGAGTTGGCCAGCATTCTCAACCAGCCGGTCCGCAGAGTCAATCTCAACGGCGACATCCGGGCAGCTGATTTCACCGGCGAAAAAGTGTTGGACGTGGATGAGAATGGAAACAGCGTTGTGGTCTGGAAGGATGGCGTGCTGCCGGAAGCGATGCGCAAAGGATATTGGCTGTTGCTTGACGAGATGGACGCTGCTCAACCCCATATCCTTTTTGTCCTTCAGGCGGTCCTGGAGCGTGGCGGCAAGCTCACTCTCACCGGGAACAACGGTGAAGTCATAGAACCACACCCCAATTTCCGGGTTGTGGCCACCGCAAACACCATCGGAAGGGGCGACGACACCGGCCTGTACACCGGCACCAACGTCCTCAATGAAGCATATCTGGACAGGTTCGGAGTGGTCCTCAAGGCCGATTATGTTGAAAAGTCCATTGAGATCAAAATTGTCAAGTCCAAGACCGGGGCCGATCATAGCATGGCCCAGAAGATGGTTGAAGTTGCCCAGGCCATTCGGGGAGCATTTGAACAAGAGCAGTGTTATTGCACCTGCTCAACCCGCAGACTGATCGAGTGGGCCGGGAAAGCTATCAAGCTGAACAACATCCGCCTGGCCGCCAGGATCACCATCTTGGACCGGATGTCCAAGGATGATGCGATGTTCGTGGATGGAGTTATCCAGAGGATCATGGGGTGCTAAAGCACCCTAAGTCCTTGATTTTATGGGGAATTGAAAATGTTAAGTAAAATCAACAAGTTAAGTGGTTTTTGGTCCTTTCGACGTTTTGGCCTATTAAAAGACCGGGCTACACCAAAAAAAAGTTGTCTTGTAACTTGTTGGATTTATGGATATTGTAAAAAAAGTTTGGACCTTGGGTGTTTTTTTTCTTGCCTTTTCATTCAAGATCAGCTATGATATTAAACATGGCCGGAAAAAACACAAAAGGGGACACGAAAATGAAAGCAAAAAGAACCATGGAAAGCAAGTGGGAAAAAATCGCCCGGACGTTCAGCAAGCGGGCCACGGTCCACGTCAACACCCAGACGCTGAATTGCGCCACTGACGGGGCCACCATCTACCTTCCTGCCAACGCAGACAAGTTCAAAGGGGCGGATCAGGCGGTCATGGAAGGTCTGTTGGATCACGAGTGGGGCCACATCGAGCAAGAGGAAATTTGGAAAGCCCAGGGACAGCGCACCCCATTAGACTACATGAGAGCGGCCACCCCCAAATACAAAGTGTTTTTCAACGCCATCGAGGACACCAGAATAGAGCGCAGCCTCAGCGCACGTTATCCGGGAGTGGCCACCAACCTGGACACCATGAATGATAGGCTCACCAGCGATTTGGTCAAAGAATTAAGCGCCAATCCAGGACAGGCCAACCCCAACTACATCATCGCCATTGGGCTTTCCTTCCGGGCCACCGGCAGATCCACTTCCTGGCTTCCTGAGTCATACAACCTGATCTTGGACAAAATTCAGCCGGAAATAGAGCGGGCCAAAACCGTTGAGGCACCGGCGGACGTTGACCAGCTGGTCACTGACATCTTGGGCAGACTGAGTGATGCCAAGGATGAGTTGGGGCAGAATCAGGGAAGCGGCGACCAGGAGCAGGGCGACAAGGAACAGGGAAACACCGAGCAAGACGAACAAGGCCAGGACGGCGACCAGGACCAGGACGGCGACCAGGACCAGGACGGCGACCAGGACCAGGACGGCAAAGGGGAAGCGGACCAGGACGGCGACCAGGACCAGGACGGCGACCAGGACGGCGACCAGGACACCGAGCAGGACACCGAGCAGGAGCAGGACGGCGACCAGGGTGTTGATGCCGGATTGTCCGCAGAGCACGATGGCGATGATATGGGCGGCGACCAGGACGGAAGCGGCAAGGGGAAGGGGACCGATGAAGATTTCACCTCAAATCCCAACAGCGATGAGAGCGGTGCCAGCGGGAATGGGATGCCCCAGGCCACTCAGGAAGCACTGGACATCTTGGAGCAAGCGGAAAAAGAGCAGCCCAAGCCCACTGAGACCGATCTCAAGCAGAAGATCAAAGATGAACTGAAGACCAAGGCGATGGAGTTGGCCAAGCGCAGCAACGATCACATCCCCTCACCCAAGGTTTTGGACCGGGACAAGTGGGACGTTCGCACCCACACCTCATCAGACAGCGCAGCCCTGGACCACTACAGCAGACTCAAAACGGAAGCGGGAAAGGCCACCGGAGCACTCAAGGCCAGACTCACCACGCTGCTCAAGGTCAAGGCTCAGGCGGTCCGGGTGGGCGACCAGGAAAATGGTCAAATTGATCCTTCCACACTTTACAGCACCAAGACCGGAAACAAAAGAGTGTTCACCAAGACGATGCCAGGACAGAAGTTGGACGTGGCCGTGAGCATCCTGGTTGACCAGAGCGGGTCCATGAGCGGTCGTGATAACAGGATTGGACACGCCAAGGTCGGGATGATAGCGATTGCGGAAGCGTTGAATGGCCTGAACATTCCTTTCGAGATTTGCGGACATCACACTTATCGGGCCGGATATAGTGCGTGGGATGAGCCCAAAGAGGAAATGAAATATTACAACAGATTTGTTGGGATCACCCACTACACCCACAAGGCGTTCGGGGAAAAGTTCAATGCCACTGTGAAGACCAGGATTGCGATGATGGACACCAACGGCTGCAACGTTGATTCAGAAGCGATCATGCACACGGCAAAGCGGCTGGCGGCTCAACCCCAGCACCGCAAGATCATGATAGTCCTCAGCGACGGAAAGCCCAACGTCAGCATTGGGGACAATTACAAGCAGTATCAGGCCACCAGGGACGTGGTCAAGGAAATATCTGATGCGGGCATCGAGGTTTATGGGCTGGGAATTCAGACCGATCACGTGCGGAATTTTTACCCTGACTGGGACGTGGTCAACAGCGTGGGTGATCTTCCGGCCAAGCTTTTCAAGATGATCATAAAATACCTCATGGCCTAATAAAGAAACACACAAGAGGGGACAAGGAAATGTTTCAAGAAGCAGACAAGATAACAAGGCTGGCGGATGCTACAGGTTGGAAGTTTGAAGCACTTAGAAAACAAACGATTGTGGCAATCAAGATTTACAAGCAAATGTACGGTTGCGGGCTGAAAGAGGCAAAAGACGATGTGCGTGCTTGGCAGGATTGGGTATTCAAGAATCACCCGGATTGGGAGTGGCAAATACACGCCATCGGGGAAGGGTCTGACGTTCAGAGGGCCACCGAGTTATTCATGAAGATCAGGCCCAACGGCGAGCATGGAATTGGGTGGCACCGGGACATGGTTGTTTCATTTCAACAGGCCTGGGAAAAGGACGGGGCTGTTGGTTGGGGTGTTGGAGCACTGGAAAAGGTTGTTGAGGACAAAATGGTCACTGGCAGCTTAGAAGATGTGAGGACCAAATTCCAGAGGGGGAATTGATATGCCTTCAATAGATGACATCAGGAAAATGCTACAACAGCAAGAAGCGGGCGGAAAGGTCCGGGAAGGAATATTTGAGGGGACCATGTCTGCCACGATGGCAGTTTTGACCGGTGTAATCATCGGTGTTGTCGCCCAGACGACATTGGTCAGGTGGAAGCGCAAATTCAAATTCCGGGAAGGTGGAAAAACTGATGTGAATGTCCAGGCCCAAACGGTGTCGATTCACGACATGGAATTCAAGTTTGGGAAGCATCAATTTGCGACCGTGAAGTGGTTGGCCCTTCACCGGCCTGACTATCTAATGTGGCTGGTGGACAAGGCGGATATGTTCAAGGATTCACCAGACATCACCAAGGTGTTCCAGGCTGCTTTGGGGTGGGCGGAACACGTCAAGGATCAAGACATGAAGCCAAAGTGTTTTGGCGAGTTCTCACAGGAAGCATCTGACGTGGGCGGCGGTCCGGGGTGCGATTCTGGGTTGTGCGAATTCTATTTTGCTTGCCAAGCGCACCGACCATCTAAGGTGTTTGGGGAGATGGTAAAGGAATGCCAAATGGCCCAGAAGCGTGGCGAGTTTGTTGACATCGGAAGTTTGAGAGTTGCGGCCGGGAAGCACTGGCCGACCATAACAGATTCCATGTTTGCAAAAATACGGGAAGCTGCCGACAATTACGCCAGCGGCCACCAAAATAACAAATAATCAAATGGAGGAAATGAATATGGCAAAAGTGGAAGCAGATGCGTTGTTTGAAGAGCATTACAGGGTCATAAGACGGGGCGCAAGGAAACACGCATGGAATCATCGTGGAGTCGGAGCCATATTGGGTTTTGAAGATTTGGTACAAGAGGGACTGATTGCGGCATGGAAGTCGCTCAGCAGGTATGATGCGGAAAAGTCCCAGGTGTCCACGTACACGTGGAATGTGATTTGGAGACATCTCCAGGGAGTGCTGGGGAAGGAAATGGCCCAAAAGCGGATGTTACACGGATGGCTTCAAAATGATGAAAGCGGCGAGTGGGAATACAAGGCGTGGCCGCAGCTTCCATCATACAATGAGCAGGTGATTCTTGAAAAGGCGGACACCACAAGTGACGTCAGGGGGTCAAGAGGTTCATATTGTTCTATGTTGGATGACCCTGTGTTGTGCGAGTATATTGAGAATGCCACGCCAAACCCGGATCAGGCATATGAGTGGAGCAAAGAAGATCAAATCACAGCCCTGCTCAGATTGCAAGTGCTTTACAGGCTTGGGGGCTGGGAAGGTAAAGTGTTCATGGCCAAGGTGACACCGCCTGACCCGGATTTTACCAGCAATGTCGAAATAGCCAATTTGCTTGGGCTAACTGTGAATCAGGTGAATTGGTCTTTGATAAAAATCAGGGGGGTGGTCAACGATGTGATCCAGCTTAACAAATAAGGGTACAGGAACACAAAAAACAAGTGTAACAGGAACAACAGACCGAAAAAAAACTATGGAGGTGACAAGATGAGTGATGAGAAAAAAGTGCCAGCTTGCGCAGGGATGCATGAGGTTGGTGACGAATGTGATGGCAATCCGGCGACCGATGAAAAGCCGTGCGGATTCCGTGACAACTGCATGGCCGTCAAAGCGGTGGCCCTGTCCGATGGCGTGTCTGATGCGCAGCTGCCCGATTGGGTAGGCGAGCAGGATTTGTCTGAGGTCGTGAAAAAGGGCAAGGCAATTCTGGAAGGCACCACCGAGGATGAGCCGGAAAGCGTTGAAGAAGACACCGAGGATGCCACGGATGCCACCGAGGAATCGGATGCCACCGAGGACACCACTGAGGAAACTGAGGCAGCAGAGGGTGCCACCGATGAGGCCACCGAGGATTCCGGCGACGGCGATGAGGCCGGGGAAGGTGATGCCGAGGATTCCGGCGACGGCGATGAGGCCACCGAGGATTCCGGCGACGGCGATGAGGCCGGGGAAGCTGAACCTGAGCCACCCAAGAAAAACGTGCGACAAGAGCGGATGGAAGTGATGATGCCCAGGATTCATGCCATGGCCGGAATCATTGCCAATTCGATGGGCACCGAGGTCAAACCGTCCAAGGATGAGGCTGAGGCGGGGCAGCTGTATTTGCATGATCGTTTGCTGCCTTCCGGGTATTGCAGCCTGTACTTCAAAACGCCCAAGGGAAGGGACCGGACCATTTGCGCTTTCAGGCCCAAAACCAGGATGGACAAGATGGACGTTCAGGTTGCCGGGCAGCCCAAGAAGTCATGGAACCAGAAGGAATGGAAGGATGGCTGGTTCACCCACGCTGTCATTGACCTGGAGGCCAAGGATGAGGAAAAGCTGGCCAACGACATCGCTGCTATGGTCAAGGCCAAATCCATCGACATCAGCATGGTCGATTCACCGACACCACCGGTGAAAAAGGCGGCGGCCAAACCGGCGGCCAAAGCCAAACCGGCGGCCAAAGCCAAACCGGCGGCCAAAGCGGAAGCCAAACCGGCGGCCAAACCGGCGGCCAAACCGGCGGCCAAACCGGCGGCCAAGAAAAAGGGCAAAAAGTAAGCTGGACAACCTGTGAATGATGACAAGGGCCAGCATCCAGGATCAACACCAGGGTGCTGGCCCTTTTTACACACACGTTTTTGCAGTAAGGAATGCATTCAAAAATGCGCAAAAAATGAATGCAGTTGTTAGTGCATAAGGGTTTGAAAAGGTTGAATTCATACATGCAAAATAGAATGCAAGGAAAGCACACATGAATTGCGTAATAATCGGGACGGGTGTGAGTGGCCAGGTGGCATCATTGGTTTTGAAGAGGTTCGGACACCAGGTCACGGCCATCGGTCCTGACACCGGCGATTTTTTCAAAGGCGGGCTGAAATACTTTCATTGGTCCAGGCACTTCCTGGCAACTTTGTGCCATCACGGAGTCAATGTTGATTTCAAGGAAATTCACGGCGGAATATATTGGGCCGGGAAAATATTGCCATATCCAGAAATGATGGGCCGGGTCCGGGACCGTGCTGAGAAGATTCAACGGATGCACTATGCCAAGACCAGGGGGACATTAGATGGCTGGACTGCCAAGTGTATGAATGATCCTGGCAAAGACCATTCCAAGTCTATGGTTATAAATCCATCAGAATTGAGCAAGGCAGCACTTGAAGGGGTCAGGTTGTGTACCGACATGGTTGTGGAAGTCGATCACACAGAGCATGCCATAAAAACAAAATCTGGCAATTTCAATTATGACATGTTATTTACATCGGCTCACGCCAGCGTTTTTGCCGCCATCGGCGGTCTTGACTTTCCTGATCTGCGCAACGGGAATATTGCCTTGTATGAGGTGACGTGGAATGGGAATCAGAAGTGGGCCGGGCCGGATTACATTTACACACCAGCGCAGAAAGTGGTGTCCAGGATCAGCTACAACTTGCAACAAAGATCGTTTTGGGCTGAAGTGCCACAACCTCATGGGGTTGACGACAGTGACCAGTCGGAAGCGGTTGCCAAAGATGTGATTCATGTCCTTGGCATTGGAATGAGAATAAGTAAACAGGGAAGGATCAAGGGTCATATCATCGGTTGCGATGAGGGGCTGGAATATCCTGAAGGCGTGATTCCCATTGGCAGATATGCTGCTTGGGACTCAAGGGAAACAACAGACGTTGTGGCAGAAAAGGTCGGAAGGTGGTGTGATGGAATTTGGTAAAGTTTGGGCAAGGCAAGCGGAGCAACAAAAAAAGTTAGGGATCAACCCGGATTCCATGACGGAAGCAGAGCGGCACAGGCTGCTATCCGACCTGCTTTTGGGCCTGTTTGAAGAGGTCACTGAATTGAAGCGGGAATTGATACCGAAACACCATCAATTGAAGGCGTGCCCGGACATCGATGGGAATGCCTTGGACCAGTGCGCAGACGTGTTCAAATACACCATGGCGATTGCCCAGGCCATAGGGATCACCCACAAGCAATTCTTGATGGCATTTTTTGAGAAGTCAAACCTGGTCGATCAGCGTTGGCAAGCTGAATTGATGGAGTTGAAGGAATCGACACCGGTTGTGGTCACTGACCTGGATGGAGTGGTGGCCGATTTTTTTGCCCAATTTGACATGTTTTGTTTGGGACGGGCCGGAAAAGGATACAAAGAGTTGTCCCAGGCAGATCGGGAAGTGGCTGTGATGGCATTTTATCAAGAGGGGCGATTCAGAGAAACAGGGCTGATTGACGGGGCGGTTGGAGCACTCCGAGCCATCAAAGAGGCAGGAAACAAGTTGGTGGTGATAACGGCCAGGCCATATTGGAAAGTGCGCAGGATTGCCACAGACACCCACTTCTGGTTGGACAAACATGGGATCAAGCCGGATCAGGTGCTGTGGTCCAGGGACAAGTCCGGGGCAGTCTGGGAAAACATCCACCCTGCTAAGGTCGTGGGATTCATCGAGGATGACCCAAAGCATGCGTTGGACTTGGCCGGGGACGGAATAAAGGTGTTGTATTTCAAGAGTCCGATTTCAGACAATTTAGCACCGCACGATTGTTTGGAGCCGGTCACAAACTGGGGCGAAGTCTTGAACAGGCTTGGCCTGTAATAATCAAATGGAGGTATCAAAATGGAACCAAGGGTGAGATTGATCAGTAACACAAATGACCCGCTGGAGACACTGTACATAATCTGGTGGGCAAGCAAGTCTGAAAATCCGCTGTTGACGGTGGATGAAGTGAAGGCCGGGAAGCGTGACCCGGATGACCCCATGGGTGACGATGGGTTGCTGGAATTGTTCAGGAAGGTCGTGGCCCAGAACATTCCGGTCAGTGAGTCCATTTATTTCAACTTCATGATGGAGGGCGTGAGCGTCAGTTGGCGTGAGCAAGCGGTCCGTCACCGAGTCGGGCACAAGCATGATGACCGCATCGGAGTTGACCTCATTCCTGATTTGGTCAGTTCCAGCTATTGGAGCCAGTCGATGCGGATTCAGAACATGGGGACGTTCGCAGACCAGGGAATGTATCGCAAGGCCAACACCATCCGCCAGTTAGGCAAGACCAGGCCTGACCTGTATCGTGAATATGGCGACACCATGAAGAGGATTCAGGATATGTACAACAGGCTGGTGGAAGCGGGCGTGCCTATGGAAGATGCCCGTGACCTGATTCCGTTGGGGGCGCAGCACCGGATCAGTTGGACGATGAACGTCAACAGCATGCTCCATATCGTGGGCAAAAGGTCGTGTTGGATACTTCAGCTGGGGTTGTGGGGGCCGGTTATCCGGGGGATGATCAAAGAGTGCGCCACCAAGGTTCACCCGATATTCTCAGAAATGGCCACGCCACCGTGCATCTGCAATGAAGAGTTCGGCGGCTGCAAATTCGAGCACGAAAATGAAAGGCGTGTGACGGGTGAGGATGCTTTGCCAGTTTGCCCGATGTACGCCAAATTGGTGGCCGGTCTTGATCCGGCTGAAGTGGAGCGGGATTACAACCCCATGGGCAAGCAGCGTGTGGGTGAATATCGTGAATATTGGGGGCGTGATCCTTGGACGGGGGTGAAAGTGAGATGATGGATGAAAGGCAAATGGACGGGCACCTGATGCCCACCATAAATCGGTTGCCATTGGTGATCGGTGGCGGGGAAGGGGCCAAACTATACACAGAGGATGGCCATGAATTCATTGACATGTGCGCTGATGTCGGGACAATATCGTTGGGGTATGGCAATCAGATGGTCATAAATCGGCTGACCAATTTCCTTGAAGCCGGAAAGCCGCACCAGCTGGCAGACATGCTGCCGCACCCTACCAGATGGGAGTGCGCAGAAAGGTTGTGCCGAGTCACGGGAATGGACAAGGTGTTTTTTGCTAATTCCGGGACGGAAGCCAACGAGACAGCCATCAAGCTGGCCCGCAAATATCAGCACGACAAAGGGAATGACAAGTGCATAATTGCTTCGATTGAGGGGCAGTTTGCAGGTCGCACCGGTTGGTCTTTGGCGGCGACGGATTCCAGGGATTCACCATATCACAAAGAAGGATTTGGACCGATGCCAACCGGGTTCACATTCTTCAAGGAATTGAGCGACCTGGTGCCTGGTGACGTGGCTGCCATTTTCATGTCGCCCATATCGGGCAACAATGAGGTTCGTCTGCATCGGGAAGGGCTGTTGAAAGAGGTCCGTGAATTCTGCGACACCCATGACATCTTGCTCATATTCGATGAGGTCCAGGTGGGGATGGGCAGGACCGGGACGTACACAGCCGGGGAATATTTTGGGATTCAACCTGATGTTTTGACCTTGGGAAAAGGAATTGCGTTGGGTTATCCGATGTCAGCTTGTTTGGCCACTCCCAAGTGTTCCGGGACGTTGGCGCCCAGGACGCATTACACCACATTCGGCGGCGGTCCGTTTGTTTGTGAGGCCAATTTGATTTTATTGGATTGGCTTGAGGACGGCGGGCTGCAGCACATTCGAGACACAAGCAAAATCATGGAGGATTTTTTCACAGCCCAGGATTGGATTGAGACCATCGATGGCGTGGGAGTCCACTGGGGAATTTTGCCAAGGTTCGACAGCTTTGGATATGATGGTTATCAGTTCGCAGAGCGGGCCAGGGAGTTCGGTCTGCTCATCGCCACGTTCAGACCAAAGGGACAGATCAAGATCACCCCACCGCTCAACATATCACCGTTGGAGTTGCAGGATGGCCTGAAAGCAATCCTGGACACCCACAACAGCTTCCTGAAATAAGGGGGAAGCGGCCATGATAGTAATTGCTGAGGGCATCAATGGATCGGGCAAGACAAGTCTTTGCGAGCAGCTGGAAAGGCGGACACGTTGGCCTGTGTTCCGATCATTCCGGCGGGCCGGACGGAATTTCAACGAGATTGTGGAAGGGATGCGCCAAATTGGCATTCCTGTGAATAGTTACATTGAGGATGTTCTCGTGGCAGAGGTGCTGGGGCAGGTTGGAAGGAATGTGATTTTGGATCGGTCCTTGCCCTCAGCGATTGCTTATGGTTCGTTGTACGGTGAATTTGATGAAAATGATCCACGGATAAAGTCGTGGATGGATGTTTGGCAGGAAAGTCTTTTGCAGGGCGGCGGTCCGGTCGTGTACTTGTATTTGGGCTGTTGCTATGAGGATTCAAAGAAGCGTTGCAAGCATGAAAAATTCCCGTTGGAGGATGAAAAAGATTGGTGGCATGTGGCCACCCAATTAGATCGGACATGTGGCATGGTTAATCGAATTCCAAAGTTGAGCATTGACACCAGCGGGTATGGGCCAACAGTGACTTTGGAGGTTGCCAAGAGGTTCATTGATGAGCACAAAAGACAAAATCAGGGAAATGTTTCAAAGGGGCGGGAATTCCCAGGATGGAATTGCGCCCACGATTGAGACGGAAGCGGAACAGGAAGCAACGCAGGTTGAGGCTGATCTTCACGACCAGCACACAGTTATTCTGCCGCACGATGGCGGTCTGCCGGATGCCAGGTTGAAGTTCGGTCCGCACAAGGGGAAGCTGGTATCACGCCTGGCCAGGACGGCTGAGGGGATCAACTATTTGATATACATTCTTCATGGTGCGTATCCAGCTGAGTTGAAAGAGGTCATCGGATTCCATATAAACAAACATGCAGAAAATGGGTTCACGGACACTGAAATCAGGGATGCGTTGTTCACCCCATTTGACGTCCAAGCAGCCCAGAAACTGGGGCAATCAGTTAAGTTGTTTGGCCATAGTCTGAAAGCGTTCAAGGACGTTTTGAAATACTTTCCGAGATTGCCCAATGATGAGAGGTAAAAAATGCCATATCACTTCCATGCCCACCTACACACCGAGTTCAGCCTGTTAGACGGTGTGGGCCGGGTCACCGATCTTATGGAGCGGGCCAAAGAAGCTGGTCACGAAAGGGTGGCGATGACCGACCACGGATCAATGCGTGGTGTTTACAGGTTCCACAAGGCAGCCAAAGGGGCGGGCGTGAAGCCGGTTTATGGTTGTGAACTGTATGTCACCGGCGACCGGCGCAAGACAGCGTTGCCTGAAGAGGAAAAAGCGTTGGCGCAAGACATTCCTTCAGGGCAGCGGCGCAAGTGGGTGAAGGACAGGGAAAGGGAATTGGGAATCAGCGAGACATGGCATTTGTGCGCTTGGGCCATGAACGAAACAGGATTGAGCAATCTATTCCAGCTGACATCGGAAGGTTGGCTCACTGGCTTGTATCGCAATAGGCCCAGAGTTGATTGGGAAGTTTTGGAAAAGCATCAAGAGGGCATAATGGTCGGGACGGCGTGCGTTGGCGGAATACTCAGCAAGCCATTCCTGGAGGGCGATCACCGGAAAGCGGCCAGGCACCTGAAAAAGTTGTTGGATATTTTTGGGCCTGATCGAGTGTATGGCGAGGTGATGCCCAACGAAATAGATGGCCAGGATGAGTCCAATCAGTATATCTTGAAAATGGCCAAGCAGTTCGGGTTCAAGCCCATCCTGACCAATGATGTTCATTATCTCAGGCCGGATGATTGGTTGCAGCAAGAAGTCCTGATGTGCCTTCAATTCAAACAGACCTTAGATGACCCCAATCGTTTCAAATTTGACACCCATGATTTTTGGTTTCGCACTCCCAAGGAAATGATGGGGGCAGTCCGCAGATATCACCCGTGGATAGAAAAGGGTGACATGTTCGAGATGATGGACAATTCCGTCCAACTATCTGAGCGTTGTAATGTGGACTTAAAGCTGGACAAGTTCGCCTGTATTCTGCCGGACGTTGAGGTGCCAGCCGGATTGACGGAAAAGCAATACATATTTCAGTTGTGTAAGGATGGCTGGGCGTGGCGCAACGTGCCAGAGCGTGCCAGGCGACTGGCCAGGAATCGTCACATCAGCTATGAGGATGCCATCAGGATATATTCAGAGCGGGTGTCAATGGAAATGAGGGCAATTTTGGGAAGCAAGTTTGAGCGATATTTCCTGATTGTCCATGATCTTTACAAGTGGGTGCGGAAACAGGAAATGGTAGTTGGTCCTGGTCGTGGTTCGGCGGCGGGATGTTTGGTGTCATTCTTGTTGGGCATCACATCGGTTGACCCGGTGGAGCATGAATTGTTGTTTGAAAGGTTCATGAGTCCGGGCCGGATAGACATGCCTGATATTGATATGGATTTTGAGGACGTTCGGCGCCAAGAAGTCATTGATTATTTGATTGATAGGTATGGGGCGGAAAACACTTCATTGATCGGGACCGTGGGAACATTGAAAGGGAAGCAATGTCTGAGGGATGTCTCCAGGGTCCATAAAATACACATGAATGAGGTGGCGCAGGTCACCAACAGCATTGTTGAGAGGTCATCCGGCGATGAGCGGGCCAGCCAGACCGTTCAGGATTCATTCAAAGAGTTTAAGGTGTGCCAGGAGTTTAACGCCAGACACCCTGAAATATTGCCACTGGTGATGTCTTTGGAAGGACAGGCACGCCAGAAAGGGGTCCACGCAGCCGGGGTTGTGATTGGACCCAGGAAACTGTCCACCATTGTTCCGATGGAGGTACAGAAAACAGACAAGGCGGTCACACCCTGTACAGCAGTGGATTTTTGGGGGTGCACAGATTTTGGGTTGCTCAAGTTGGATGTTTTGGGGTTGCGCAACCTGTCCGTGGTCGGGGACTGTCTGGGTGAAATTAAGCGGCGACACGGGAAGGAAATTGATCTGGAAGGGATGCCGATGGACGATGACAAGGTGTTCAAATCGTTCACAGACAGACAGTTTGCTGGGATATTCCAGTATGACACGACATCGATGTTCAACCTGGCTGAAGCGATTACATTTGACTCATTTGAGGACGTGGCCGCCATGAATGCGTTGAACAGGCCGGGCACAGCAAGGTCCGGTCTGGCGACCAAGTATGTGGAGCGCAAAAACGGGGCGAAGTGGGAAAAAATACACCCAGCATATGATGCCATTACCGGGCCGACATATGGCGTCATCGTGTACCAGGAGCAGGTCATTCAGATTTTTAAGCAGATCGGCGGATATGAGCCTGGAACGGCTGACTCACTCAGGAAGGATATTGCCAAAAAGGCGGGCGTGGAAGTCATAACCAAGGAAAAGGACCGATTCATGGAGGGGGCGGCCAAGATCGGGATGGAAAAGGGAAAGGCGGCGAAGCTGTTTGACTCCATTGTATTCTTTGGTTCATATGGCTTTAACAAATCGCACGCAGTCGCATATGCGGCCATTGCTTATTGGGAGATGTGGCTCAAAGTGTACTATCCTGTGGAATTCATGTGGGCTTTACTCAAGCATGAGCCTGATTCAGAAACAGCGGCCAGGACTATACAGGAAGCGGAAAGGCTGGGGGTGGAGATTATCAAACCCCACATTAATCACAGCAACAAACACTTCAGGATAGATAGCAAGAGCCGGATCATATTTGCTTTGAATAAGATCAAGTGGGTGACCAATAAGGGAATCGAAAAAATTGAGTTGGAGCGGGACAAGGATGGCGAGTTCACCTCATTCGGCAATTTCAGGAAGCGGGTGGGAAAGTCATATGTGAACAAGCGGTCCGTTGAGATGTTAGTCAAGGCCGGGGCGTTCACCGGTTTGATTCCCAACGTCAAGTTTTTTTTGGAGAATGTCGAGACACTTCTGAAGTACTGCGACAAACACGAATATGACAGCGTTGATAAGGTGCTGGCCCAGTCGGCCAGTGAAGAAGATTTCACACCAGAGATGCTGGTGCGCATGTCGATAGATGTGTGCCCGCTTCCAATGGACAAGCATCCGGTTGAGTTGTACGATGACCTGTTGGATCAGTTCGGTCCGCACATCAAATTCAGCCCATTGGATCAATTGCCTTGGGATGGTGGCGATGCGTTCATCAGAGGGCAAATCATCGATGTCCGCTTCAACCAGGTCGGTGACTTCCACACCACAGAGCCGGATCAGGCGGAAAAGGACCGGATTGGTTGGAAAAAGAGGTACAGCAATTTCAACGTCCAGGATGAGACGCATGTCCATTGGAGGATTAAGCTGGACATTGATAAGTTCGATGAGTTCAGGCCCATTATTGAAAAGGGAATCGGGACGTGCGTGGCCATGAAGGTGTCGTTGTTTGCTAAGTCCAAGACGATGCGTGTACAGTTCATGGCTGATCTGGACGATGTTGAGAACAAGATTGCGACGGCGACGGCGGAAGGAAAGCCAGAGCGGTCAGGCCTGAATCCATATGAGATGTACTTTTTTGAGGACCCATTGGAGCGTTACAGTCGCATTGCTGTTGATTTGATGGTGTCGGAAGGGGAAAGGGAAGCCAGGGATGCCATACATTTGGGACCGTCTGAAAGGGATCAGCTGGTGGAGGAATGGAAGGAAAAAGGTGAAAAACTGGTCAAGGCAAATCCGTTCAAGCGGCTGGCCAAAACAGCACACGGGGCTGAGGCGTTGATATATGGAATGGTGACCGATTGCAAGCGGCATGAGGCCAAGAATGGCATGATGGCTTTTCTGACCTTGACGGGTCCGGGCGGCGGCGCAGTAGGTTCGTTGCTCTGCTTCAACGATTTGTATGAGCCAAATCAAGATAAGTTGACCACTGGTGATATTGTGATAATGCAAGTTGAGAAACAAAAAAGCGACAAGTACAAACAGTCATATATCGTACAGGCCGTGGTCCATGTCGGGCGGGCTTTTTAAGTCATTGGAATGGGGCGAAAGGGGGAATAAATAAGCATATGGAGGTATAAGAAATGTCAAGGGCGGCTGTGGCAGAAAAAAGCGGGTTGAGCTTGCAGGATGTGGATAAAGTATTTGATGCCATCGTCGAAATTTGTGACAACGGCGGTGAGGTGAAGGTGATGGGGTTCGGCACTTTCAGAATCAAGTCGGTCAAGCAGCGAGTGGCGCTCAACCCGATGACCGGCGAAAAAGTACAGTGCAAACCATATCGCACGATTATTTTCAGAGCGCACGGAAAGCTCAAGGAAAGGGTGGCAAAGGATGAAATATGAGGTGAAGGTGAACGTGGTCACCCCAAGCGGGTGGCAAGAACAAGATGTCACGGAAGCGTTGATGATCACCGATCTCAACCAGGACATGAAAAAAGTGGCGGTGCAAATTGGCTATTATGGCTCACAGGCGGCGGGGGCCAATGCTTTGGTAGCAAAGCTGGATGCTGAATTCACCGGCTGGAAAGCCAAGATCAGACAGGAAATATTGGCCGCTGACCCCAAGTTGGCAGAATGGAAAACCAAGGCCATTGTTGAGGCAAGGCCGGAATATCAAACATTCACTGAAAAGATATCAGAGGCCAAGGGGAATGCCGAGTCACTTTGGTCTGTGTATAACGGATTCCGGGCCAAGGTGAGCGTGCTTCAGTCCAGCGGGGCATTGATGCGTGAAGAGATGGGGGCCACAGGTCTTAACACCAAGGCACCTGTCAAAACCAAACAAAAAGTCTAACAGGAAAGGAATGGAGGTGACAAGATGGGTTTGAATGTAGGAAAGATGAAAAAATATCGTCAGGAAAAGGCCGGGGGCGGTCGTGGCTTTGTGCCGGATGAGGGGGACACCAGGCTGTATCTGGCGCCACCCCAGGCCGGGATGGATGAGCACGAGTTGACCGATGGCTTCAACTTTCTGGATGTCGGTGTCCATTATGGTCTTGGACCGACAGGGAAGCAAGGTGCTGGTTGCCTTAATTTGGCCAGGAATCACATCCTGAAGCACCCGGCGATGTTGAGAGCACTCAAAGAAGCGGGTGTGGACGTGAGCGGCGGTTGCCCGGTCTGCGAAGCGTTGGACGGGACCAGCAAAGATGATCCTGGCCTGTGGGCCACCGACAAGGATCAGGCCATGGACAAGAGGTTCCAATCCAGATACCTGTGGAAAGTCATCGCAGTTGAAGCACGCAAAAAATCCGGCGATGATTACAGCCCTGCCCAGCCTGACAAGCTTCAGCCCTATGAATGCGGCAAGACCGTATATGAGGGCATTTCAGGGGTCATCGAGGACAACGGCGACATCACCGACATGGACGATGCGCAGCTGGTCAAACTCACCAGGACGGGGACCGGGATCACGACCAAGTACAACATTGGATTGGACCGGGCATACAAGCCGACCAAGCCGCAGCGTGCCCTCATCATGAAGGGGTCCGAGTGGGATCACGAGTCCAACCTGTTCGCCTTTGCTGCCAAGAACACGTTTGTGTCGAGGGCTGAGGTGGAAGCGTTGTTGGTCGGGATTGCCACAGAAGAGTCGGCACCGGCTGATACCGGCGACGGCAACCCGGAGTGCTATGGGCTGATGTATGAGTCCGGGTCTGACGAGTGCGAAAAATGCAGCGTGGTCGATGCCTGCAAGGTGAAGTGCGGCGGCGGATCGGAAGCTGCCAAACCCAAAAAAGAGGTCAAACCCAAGCGACAGAAAGCTGCGGAAGCGGATGATGTTGACCCTGAGCTTGATGAGCTTGAAAAGGAATTGGCCTCAAGGTCCAAGGAATAATGGTCACCAGGCAAAAACAAAACGGTGACGCCAATAACACCGGTGCTGTTGAAGCACTCTTGGAAGGGATCATCAAGGATCACGGAAAGGAAACTGCTCAACTCATCGGGGCCGGTGGCCCATCGGTCCAGCTGCGGGGTGTCCTATCAACGGGCAACCCCGTGCTGGACCACGCCATTGGCGTCTGGGGAGTCCCATATGGTCGATTGACAATGATCTATGGGCCGGAAGCGGGCGGCAAGACCACCATAGCACTCCAGCTGGCGGCTGAAGCGCAAAGGAAAGGCGGCGCAGTCCTGTACATGGACATGGAGCACAAATTGGACTTGGCATATGCGAAAAAGTTGGGAGTGGACACCGACCGGGTCATCATATCGCAACCGCCATATATGGAAAAATGCATGGCTGTAATTGAAACAGCTGTGAAGATACACCAAAAGACCAAAGATGTTCCGTTGCTCATCGTGTTTGATTCCTTGAACGCATCTTCCACCAAGGCTGAACTTGAGGGGGATTATGAGCAGAAGCATTATGCGCCGGGGGCGGGCGTGATGAGCCAGACCCTGAAAAAGATCATTCCGTTGGTGGCCGTGTCCAACACTGTTCTTTTGTTTATCAGCCAGGTCAGGCAGAAAATGAATGTCCAGTTCGGAGATGACCGGGTGACGGCGTGCGGGAATGCTCCCAAATTTTATGCCAGCACCATCATCGAGGTTTACAAAAAAGGGATGATCAAGGAAAGCGAAGCTGCTGATGCCAAAGTCATCGGCAACAAGATCGGAGCGTACATTGCCAAGAACCAGGTGGCGCCACCGTTTGCCCGTGTTGAGCTTCAGATTTTGTACGGGAAGGGGACGGATGATGTCAAGGCCACTTTGGATTTGGGCAAAAAGGTCGGGATGATCCAACAGAGCGGCAGCTGGTTCAGCATGGGCGAAAAAGGGAAGTGGAATGGTGAAAAAGGATTCAGGGCGTGGTGCGAGGAAAATCCAAAGCTGCACGCAGCCATGCTTGCAAAAATTAAGCAGCGGGCAACTTCAAAGTAACATGGAGCGGACCAAGCTATCAGTCATTGGGGTGGTTAGGTCCACCCACCCTGAAGAAGCATTCAGGCCCATGATAATAGCGGCTGTGAATTATGTGATGTCTGGGCCGATTCCGAAAGGGTCCACCGTGGCACAGTTGGCGGAGCAAACCACAGCGGTCCTGAAGGGGTCCATTGACATGCTCAAGGCTGTGAGAGCCGGTGAGATGGACAAGATGGTATTTGTGAATAATCAAAGGGCGGTGATGTGATGAAATTTATACTTTGTTCAGATTTGCACGCAAGCAATCAACTTCAAATGGCACAGCCGATCAACCCGGACGGGCTGACGGACCGGCTGGACGTTGCTGTGAGCTTGTTGGAAGATATGTATGTGGTGGCCGACACATTGGGGGTTGAAAACATTTTTTTCCTGGGCGATTTATTTGACAGGAAAAATGTGGATTTGGTCACCATGAAGTACGTTCTGGGGAAGCTGGCCGAAATGTCTGCCAAGTACGCACACATCATTTTCCACATCCTTCCGGGGAATCATGATGCCTTTGATTCAGCGGGCTGGCATTATTCCGTGGACATCCTCAAGCTGCTTTGGAGGCCCAATCTGCGGGTGATGCGGGATTCTGTTCCATACATAACGGGGGGCGGCGGAATTCCGGTTCACATCTATCCTTTGCCATATTCCAGCCCTGAAAAGACCGTCCAGCGGCTCACATCGATGAAGCCAGAGGGGCGGGTGAATATCCTGTTGGCGCACCACTCCATAATCGGCGGAAAGATTGGCAAGTGGATTTGCGATGACGGGATTGACCCGAAATATTTGAAGCAGTGGGATGCTGTATTTTCAGGACATTTTCATGAGCCACAGACCATCGGGGACAACGTGGTGTATGTAGGGTCCATGCTTCCGTTGATTTTTGGGGACAGCGCCAAGCGTGGGTACATGACCGTGGACGTGGACAAAAATGGCGTGATTGACTTCGAGCACTACCAGATGGACAACAGCCCATTGTTTCTGGACGTTGAACTTGACTTGGGGAATCCGGCGATGAACCTGGGCGACTACAAGCACCGTGGAGCATATACCAGGGTGAAAGTCGTGGGCGACAAGGACCAGATCAGACAGATGGACAAAGACGGTCTGACACAGGAGTTGCGTGAGCACGGCGTGATGGCCCACAAGCTTGACGTTGAGACCAAAGAGCAAGACCAGAACAGAATCGAAATCAAGAGTGGTATGACGGCATCAGACCTGGTGCGTTCATATGTCGAGGACACCGGGGTGGTGAAGGGGACCGGAATGGACCCTGTCAGGCTCATCAGGGTTGGCACGAAATGTTTTGAAGGTGGCATTGCATCCAGAGATACAAAGGCAGGCATGAAAGTGTCAGAGCGTGCCAGAGCGGTGCGATTTGACACCATAAACATAAAGGGCTTTGCCTCATTCGGAAGCGGGGACAACGTGCTTCAGTTCGGGAAGCACGATTTGGTTCTGATATCCGGGGAAAACAGAGACAGCACCGGGTCCGATTCCAACGGGGCCGGAAAGTCAAACCTGTTCAAAGCACTGACTTGGTGTCTTTGGGGGCAGACCGTGGACGGGATGGGGAGCAACGTGGTCAACCGTGACCCGGCCATAACATCGGCCAAGGTGGCATTGGAATTCAGCCTGGATAAGACCAAATACAAGGTGACCAGGTTTATGGGGAAGGGGACCAAGCTCACATTGTCTCAAGGCGACGGGAAAAAGTGGGATGACATCTCAGGCGGATCAATAAAGGACACCCAAGGGCGGATCAACAACCTGCTGGGGATGGACATGCTGACCTTCCGAAACACGGTGCTGTATGGCCAAGGCGACCACTCCAAATTCACCGATCACAATACCAGCGATGCCGACCGGAAAGCTGTGCTCAAATCGGCGTTGCGATTGGATGATTATGATTATGCCCAAGAGTTTGCCAAGCAAGAGCGTAACAGGGTGCAGGCAGACATCATAAATCCACTTGCAAATAAGATTCAGCTGTTGCAGGTTCGGATGGGGGAAGTGGACACAGATACATTGAAAAGGAAAGTGGACAATTTTGAGTCCAACCGCCAAGAGCGCATCCAGGTTATCCGGGGTGATATTGAGCGGATCAAGGCACGCACTCCTGACAGGAAAAGCAATATGGAGGCGTTGGAATCTTGCGAGGGGCAAATTGACAAAATCACGGGTCAAAAAGGAAAGCGGGATGAGTTCAAGGTTGAGGCGCAGAAGTGGGATGATGAATTTGCCGATTGGGGCGGGAAGGTTGCCCGGCTGACATCGTCCATTTCAATCAGCAAGCACGCCATTGTTGATGTTGAAGAGCAGATCAAGCGGGTGTCCGAAAGGGATGAATGCCCGGAGTGTGGCTCACCATCAGATGGGACCCACACAAAAAAGTTCATCAAAGGGTTGAAGGGGAAGGTTCAGGAGCACCAGAAGCGCATCGAGGAAATGGAGGCAGAGGCGACGGAAGCGAAAAAAAGTGCACGTGCTTCCCTTGAAAAACGAGACAAGGCCAGGGAGTCGCAGCAGAAGATACAGGACATGTTGGATGACCTGCCCAGGCTGGAGCGTGAGTTGTCCGGGATTAAACAGGCCTTGGATCGGATTAAACAGGATGAAAAGTTGGTTGAGGGGAAGGTGCGAGACATCCGGGCGGTTGAAGCTGAGACCAACGAGTTCACCGACATGCTTGCGGCAGCAAAGTCCAAGTTGGCCAAGTTGACGAGACAGCAGCACAAGGCCGGGGCGTTGATGGTTGACGCTGAGTCTGAAGCTGAGCATTATGACTTCTGGGTGAAGGGATTTGGCAATCAAGGTCTGCCCAGTTATATTCTGGATGTGGTGATGCCGACCGTGAACAGCTTGTCGAATAAATACTTGTCCATATTGTCTGATGGGTCAATACTGGTGGAAATGTCCACACAATCGGAGTTGAAGAGCGGCGACAAGCGGGACAAAATCAGCATTGAATACAATGTGGACGGCGTGGCAGATGTCATTCCTTCCGGCGGGCAATTGAGGCGGATATCACTCAGCATTGGTTTGGCACTTATGGACATCTTGGCGGGCCGGGAATTCACCAGCTTCAATATCATGCTTTTGGATGAGGTTCTGGATGGCCTGGACCGTGTAGGAAAAAGCCGGGTGCTGGACTTGTTAGGGCAAATCAAAGGGATGCGTGAAACCATCTATGTGGTGTCGCATGACCCGGATATTGTGGAGTTGTTTGATCACAGCCTGACGGTGGTCAAAAGCGGCGGACATTCCATGATCAAGTGACTGTGATTTGTGCATTCATTTTGCAGGCAAAAATGCGTAAAAAATGAGTGCAGTTGCTAATGCATAAGGGGTTGAAAAGGTTGAATTCATACATGCAAAATAGAATGCAGGGAAATGAGCATGGATGACATGGCAAATTCTGAGCTATTCAGGTGGGCGACGTTTGCCATCACGATGGTCGGGGTCATCTTGAATATCAAAAAGAGCAGGTGGTGTTTTTTGTTTTGGTTCGTTGCCAACGCAGCTTGGTTGTACATCTGTTGGGCGGCGGGAATCTATCAGGGCGCATTGACATATGCAATATTCAACGTCACTTGTGTTTGGGGTTGGATAGAATGGAAAAAAGGGGAAGCTAATGAAAATGAATCTGGAAGCGGTTGATGTGGTGTGTGACGGGCATAGGGTCCGCAAGTCGGATACCTTGGCCCACGTGTTCGTGATGAAAGACGGGTCCGCCAAGCGGATTCCGATGAGTCAGGAAAAACACTTGCACGATTTGGTCCACGTCCTGAAGTATGATCAAGACAAGATCGTGGCCATGCTCCGGGTGGAGTCACAGCTGAACAGTCCGCCAATGGTGGTGAAGCACAATCCTGCCAATTTCTGGCGTGATCTCAGCCCTGAGATGATTCGGGTACAGGGGTGAGTATAATCAGCCCATATGCTTGGGCCGGGGTGGATATAGGGCTGGACGGTGCGTTGGTCACGATAGATTTATCAGGACAGATCAAACTCAACGTGGCTCCTGTCATCAATCCTCAGTTCAAGCCCAAGGGAAAAAAGGGGAAGGGCGGAAAGCGGCAGCCGGATGAAGTTGAGATGAAGCGGCTGTTGGTCGGGATGAAAGAGTCATATGGTGACATCCTGGTCGGGCTTGAGGCCGCATTTGGAATGCCAGGACAGTCGTCAGTGGCCACTTGCACGTTTTGTTCCAATTATGGTCTGTGGAGGGGGATGTTGGTTGCCCTTGAAATTCCATTCTTTTCATTCCGATCTCAAGAGTGGCAGAGGATGATGTTCAAAGGCATCCCAAAATCTGATTCCAAAGCGATGGCCAGGATGGCAGCGGGGCAGCTGTATCCTAATCTGGACTTGAGGAAAAGTGACCGGGCGAAAAAACCGCACGAGGGGCTGGTTGATGCCTTGCTCATCGCCAGGTTCATGCAAAATGAATTCCCGTATTCAGGGCCGGTTGAAACACCAAAGATCAAGAGGCAAAAACAGTGAATATTGGATTGTACATAGATGCTCAAAATTTGTGGTATGGCGCATCTGATATCGTCAGGGATTCCGGCGGCGGAAAGTTTGGCATTGACTATCCTGGCTTGATAAGTGAAGTGGTTGACGGAAGGGACATGGCAGTGGCCAAAGCGTACATAATTCACCATCACGGTCGTGCGTCAGAATCGTTGGAAAAGAGGTTGACGGCAATGGGGATTGATTGCTACAGCAAGTACAATCGCAGCCGGGGCGACAGCGTTGCCGTTGACGGGATGCCAACAACAAATTGGAATACCAATATTGTGATCGATGCATCTGAGGAAAAGTCGCAATGGGACGTGTTGTGTTTGGTGGCGTCCAACAGCGCATTCTTGCCGTTGATTCAAGCGGTCTTGGAGCAGGGAAAGCAGGTTGAGTTGTGCGGGTTCAAGCAGAGGATGGAATGGGCCGCACGGCTGGCTAAGATCGCAAATAGTGAATTCAGCTTGCGCTTCATTCCTGAATCGTTGATCATAAGGGGGGCGTGATGGGGAAGTGCGACCTGTTGTTGATAGACGGGAAAAACCTGTTGTTCAGAGTTGGTCATTCATTCCGTGATCTGACTTATGTGGACGATGAGACCGGGGCAGAAATAGCAATTGGTGCTGTGTATGGATTTTTGCGAGTTCTCACGGCCATTCACAAGAATTGGGGCGGTGTTCCTATCATATGTTGGGAGTGCCAAAGGGCGCAGAATTTCAGGCGTGATATCTATCCAGAGTATAAGATCAAAGACAGCTCAGACATCGAGATGGAATATTGGGTTGATTCACTTCGCATTCAGATGGGCAGAGTGCAGCGGTTGTTGGGGCAGTTGGGGGTCCGCCAAGCATATTGCGACAGGCATGAGGCGGATGACGTTATGGCCACCCTGGCCAATAAAATGTCCAAGGCCGGGAACAAAGTGGTGATATATACCAATGATGCTGATTTGCTTCAAGCAGTTCGGCCAGGAGTTCGCCTGGTCCAACCCAAGAAAAAGGGCGAAGATGTTTGGGATGAAGACCGGATCAGGCTGGAATTCGGAATTGAGGCGGCGCAATTCTTGGACATCAAAGCGTTGACCGGCTGCAACAGCGACGGCGTGCCTGGGGTCCGGGGAATCGGTGAGAAGCGGGCATTGGAGTTGATTCAAGAATTTGGGACTGTTGACAATGTCTTGGTGGCCGCAATTGATCCCAAGAATGATGATCACAAGCTCAAGCGCAACTTGGGGTTGGTTCGGGGGAATCAAGATGTTGTGGAGCGGGCGAAGCTGTTGGTGAAGCTCAGGGATGAGGTGACCTTGTCTTGGCTCCCCAGGGACCGCAATTTCAAGGCGTTCAAAGCGACCATCTTGAATAAGTGGAAATTCAACTTTTTTTCATCCCCAAATAAGTTGGGCGATTTGTTGGCGTTGGGGGAGTGATTCTGCATTAACTTTAACATTCAAAAATGGGCAAAAAGTGAATGTGAAAGTGAATGCATAAGTGGTTGAAAAGTTTGAATACACGAGTGCAAGACAGAATGAAGGGAAATGAGCAATGAAAGGGGTGTCCAATGGATGGCTTCGATGAATTGAAAAAAACAGCATCAGGTGAGTGGTATGAGGCCGGACGGGAAGCGGCGGAAAAGATGACCAAGACGGAAGGGCAGAACGTGGTTTGGAATTTGGGCTATTTCAGACAAGGAATCCTGGACGTGATCAACAGCAGTGTGATGGGGAAACCAGGCCACCCTGACCCTGACAGTGAGGACAGCGATGGGCAAGAAGATTAAAAGACAAAGGCCACCAGGCCGGGTGATTCCTAAAAAATCGCCATACAAGAATAGGCGGGTGGTTGAATCATTCATGGCAGCGGCGATGCTTGACCCCAAAAAGAAAAAGCACGTTGATTATGCTATATTGATGGAGGGCCACCAGATACTGACTTCAAGGGAAGTGTATCAGATCAATTTTGATTACAGCGATTTTGGAGATGCTTCCTGGGTCAAGGCGGCGTGGCCCAAGGAATTGCCTGTGTTGCTTCACCGGAGCAAGCTCAAGGCGATATTGGGTGAAAAGAGGGCCAAGGTGTTTTGGAGCAATGGGAGTACACGCAAATGATTGGGGATAAAAGAGGTGTGGTCAACGGACAAATTGATTGCCCCAAAAAGGGCAAAAAGGTTCGTTGGAGTGATTGTCGCACTTGCTATGATAATCTCAATATGGTCTGGAAAAAAGACAAGACGGAAGCGCCAGACCACGTTGTGTGCGGGGGACACGATGCCTCAACGTCAGATAGTGTGGCAGACTAACATCAATGATGCTTATGGGTGCGTCATCCAAAAGGTTGATGGAAGCATGAGCGTTGAGGTGATAAATGGTGACCCGGCGGAGCACGCAGAAGATACATTGTTGCGGACTGCTGAAGATGCAGATGTTGAAGCTGTGTTGTATGTGGATAAAAAGGGGTTCAAGGATTATGAGCGACAATCAAAAAGGAAACAGATCAAGCGTCAGAAGATTGCACAAGATGATGGGAGTTCAGGAAGTGAACAGCAAGGGGATGAAACACCATGATGCTGTTCTGGTGATTAATGGAAGGGTCCGGGCGTTTTTGAAGGCGATGCCGAAAGGTGAAAACCTGGCGGTGGCTGGTTGGAGGAATGTGGTGGAATACGCCAAGCGGTCAATAAGGCCGCTGAAGGCAATTTCCAGGGTGGCAGCTGGGCAATACATCGTTGATCTTGACGGCGCATTCAAGGCTATGGCTGAGAGTCGTTGGGGCGAAAAAGGAAAGGGGGAAGGAAATGACACCGAGTGAAAGGCAGTCGTTGGTTGTGGAATTCTTGGAAGAGCAGATCAAGCCTCTGCTCCAGTCCAGGTTCACCACCGACGCAGACAAGAAGCGGCTGGAAGACATTGAGCAATTCATTGGCGAAAATTGCCTGCCTTTGTTGGATACCAAGGGGCATGATTACACAGCCGGGAACGTGGGGAAGGGTGAAGAGCCGGACGCATTGTCCAACTTCAAGGAAATAGCCAGAGTGCTTCAGGACCGGGGCGTGGACAAGTATGACGTTTGGTTCGTGTACTTTGCCAAGCACCAGGATGCGTTGAAGACGTGGCTCAATGATAGGCGGGTGAGGTCCGAGCCATTGGAAGGGCGGATTGCCGACCTGATCAACTATTTGCTCATTTTTGTGGCGTTGATGAAAGAGGATGAGCAGGCAGAGGGGGAAGCGAAATGACCGCAACTGTTGATGGGAATGGAAAGGAAAAGATCAACGTCAGCGATTGGCGGACCAACATCAGGACGTGGTTTTGGAAGTTGGTGTTCACGCTGATATCTGCCAAGGTTTTGATCACAGCGGCGATGATGGGGTTGACCTATGGCTTGGCTGTGGTCCAAAGGCCGGTGGAAGTTCTCAGGGATGACGGGGTTATACAAGTATTCCACACACCATATTTGAACGGGGAACAATTGGTGGCTCTTTGGGGCACCATCATCACCGTGTTCATGGGGGCCAGAGTGATGGTGCCGGCCATATCGGCAGTGACCAACGGTCTGGCCAGCATTGCGTTGGCAAAAAATGATTCTGGGGCGGATTACAACCCGGATGAAGATGAAGAGCCGGAAGGTGCGTGATGGACTGTTGGGAAGTCAGCATGTATTTGTCTGAGGTGACCCATTGGGCGAAGTCACTGGGTGGGATATACTTCATGATCATCGGTGTCTTCATTTTCTGGAAGGATTGGCGTGTTGGCATTGGTTGCGCAGCCGCAGCCGGTCTTTTGATGTTGGGGGCATAATCATGAGCAGAACAAGACCGGATTGGGAGCAATATTTCATGGACATCGCCAGGGATGTGTCGAGCAGAGGCACTTGCACCAGGCCTGGACGAATGGTTGGGGCTGTGATTGTCCATGGCAGGAAAATCATCTCAACTGGATATAATGGCGCACCGAAAGGCGCACCGCACTGTGAAGAGGTCGGTTGTCTCAGGGAAAGGATGAAGGTGCCCAGCGGGGAAAGGGCTGAATTGTGCCGGGGAATCCACGCAGAGCAAAATGCGATATTACAGGCGGCGGAACACGGTGTGTCAATAAAGGGCGGGACAATGTATGTCACGCATAGTCCGTGTGCTATTTGCATGAAAATGATTATTAATTCTGGTGTGACGTTGGTGGTGTTTGCCAACGAGTATCCAGACGGGCTTGCGCCAAGGATAGCACAGGAAAGCAACTGGTTGTGGGAAACCAACAAGCAAGGTGGGGCTGTTGGAACCACTGAAAGGGTGATGGAATGGAAAGCAAAATGAAAAAGACAATTTTGGTGTTGCTTGCGGTCGTGACCTTGATAGGTTGCGAGATGTGCGCCACCCAGGAATCGGAAGTGATTGAGCAACCGCAAGTGGGTGAAGTGGTTGTGACGGAAGCGGAAGTGGAGGTGGAAGCAATCCAAGAGCCGGAATCTGAGCCGACATTTGACCCGATTCCCAGCGATATGGCACCGGAGATGGAGCAGGAGTGTGAAGAGGGATATGCTTCATGGTACGGGCCAGGCTATTATGGAAACAGGACAGCGAATGGAGAAAAATACTGGGGGAAGCAGATGACGGCGGCACACCAGACGTTGCCATTCAACACCATGGTGGATGTGTGTCGCATCGATGGCCGGGGCGGTCCTGATATCGGGGAGTGTATTGTGGTCAGGATAAATGACCGTGGGCCGTTCATACATAGGCGGTCGGAAGGTGGCCCACGGATCATTGATTTGTCCACCCTGGCTGCCAAGGAATTTGGAATGGTCGGGGAAGGGACTGCCCTGGTAAGGATTTGTGTTATCAAAGAATGATTCAACGGATGTTCCGTGCTTCCTGAATAATCAAACATAACCATTAAAGTGGAGGTGCTATTATGCGGAAGCGATTTATGGAGTGGATATGCGGGGTGTTTGAGCACAGCTGGAGGACGGTGTACAGCCACCCTGCCAGCGGAAAGCGGGCGGCGATGGCCCAACAGAAATGCGTCAGGTGCGGGAAAACAAGGTGGGTCAAGATCGGACAACCGTTGAAAAAGCCCAGGAAAAGGAACCAAGGAAAATAGTGAGTGGCATTTGCATACATTGTAACAGAAAAGTCAACCTTGATTACCATTTTTTGGCGATTAAGATGGCTTTTGATCAGGATTTGGTTCACGACAAGAATCAGCTGTTGCAAGCAGTCCAATCCGGGCGGCGATTGAAATTTGCTGTTCACAGACAATGCGTTGATAACACAGGTTTGTTCTTTGAACCGTTGTGCTGTTTGATCGATGTCCGGGCCTGGAGGGGCGGGTTGGCAGAAGCGGAAAGGATTGCCAAAGATGAAATGCAAGAGCAGCTGAGGCGGATTGTTAACATTGCCATGGAGGACGGGACCAGTCTCATGGAGCAGATCAGCAAAATCAGGGCGCAGAATAGACGGAAGGAAAGGAAAAGCTGGGTGGAGGTCACCGAGCACGGAAATGTGGTCCAGGTGTTTGGATATGAAGAGGGGCCGGACACTCCAGGCCACACACTTGATGAAATACGCAAGAGGTTACAGGGTGCCAATACCTGAGTGGATGGACGATAGTTTGAGACAGGATTGGTTGTTCAAGGAATTGGAACCAGACCAGCAACCGCTGAATGAGGGGAAAGTGAAAGTGGTGATTGGGCAGTTTTATGAAGCCTTGGCAGCTCACATCCTAGTCGGTGAGTTCGGTGAAAGGCCAGCCGGTTGGTTGGTGTACCCTGACGTTGTGATTTGGGGTGCTCACCAGTTCGGGGGCGAAATTCATGACGTGTTGGTTGAAGTGAAGGGCGGGTCCAAGCGTTATGGGTTCATTGTGGACACCGGGCAGACCAATGAATATGAAAACCTTCAAAATTGTGATTTTCCGTTCACCCAACCGGAAGTGATGTATTTGTTCTTCATCCATGACCTCACAAAGATCGAAACCAATCACAAAACAGTCGATGAATTGATCCAGGCGTTGACCAAGCACACCCTGGCCGCTGTGGCTATGCCATTGAGCATAGTCAAAGAATTGGAAGACATCTTGCCGTTGAACGGATATGCGGGATGGTCCAACGGCAGCCGGGGCGGTCCTGGGCATGAATTTTTTGTGCGCTTGTCGTCTTACAGGATGCACCGATGGGCGACGGGCGATGAGGGATTTCATGATGGGATTGACCGGCTGGCAAAAAAGAATGATCGCACGTGGAATCGAAATGGTTGGGTGATGCGAGATGAGATCATCACCGGGGCCAAGATCAAGGATTATGTTGTGTCTGACTTTCCAATGTTAGCGGTCCGGGAAAAGGGGACATGGGATTGCTTCAAGAGGATACCACTCAAAAAGAAAAAGGTGGAGGTGAACAGAGATGGTCAATTGGAGGAATGAGTCAGACTATGTTGTGTTTGACTTGGAGATCAAGAAGCGGATTGAAGAGTTGCCCAATGGATGGAAGGATCACCATTTGATGGGCGTGAGTTCGGGCGTGGCCTGGAGCAACCGGGAAGGGCGCATAATGATATTCGATGATCACAACATCGATGACTTATTGCGGCTGCTTGCATCTGCGCCGTTGGTCGTGGGATTCAATCACATCCGGTTTGACTATCCGGTCTTGTTGGGCGCAACTGGCGTGAGTAAACTGCCCAGGCCGGTTATAGCTGCCAACGGGCACGTGAATGTGGACGTATGGCCAGCCGTGACGGACGGTGTCAACGGGGTGAAGACGGATTTTGATTTGCTGATCGAGGTTTGGCGGAATATGGATTGCGGGCCATGCTTCAATCCTTCCACCCACGGCGGATATGGGCTGGACAGCATTTGTGAGTTGACCTTGGGCCGGGGGAAGTCCGGCGACGGTGCGCATGCTCCGGTCCTGTATCAACAGGGAAGGTGGGCTGAACTCATTGACTACAACATACAAGACGTTGTTTTGACCCGTGATTTATTCCGATGGGCTCAGGAACACGGATTTGTGTTGACCAAGACGGGTCCGGTGTTTTTGACTGATCCGCTGATAGTCCATCATGGATAGGCAGAAAATCACGGCGGTTGAAGAGGAATGGCAGCAATGTGGACCATCAGCTTTGATCAACTCAGACGGGCATGTGAAATGCTTGAATTGCGGTTTTCACAATTGTGAGAAATGGCCAGACGGTCGGTGCTACAGGTGCAAACATCCATTCGATGCGCTGTTGCCAACCAAGCCGGAAAAGATCGTGCGAAAAAAATCTTGAACAAGGTTGCCATCAGGTGTCGATCACCGCCTGGTCGGGAACAATTTGAAAACATGTGATGAAGACGGGCACCGGACGGAACAAACCCCACAACGGGGCGGCAACACGTTCAGGTGCCCGTCTTGTGTAATATCAACCATCTATACAAACCCCACCAACTACACAGCAAAACCCACGTTTTGGTCCTTTTTACCTTTGGCACATCTTAAAAGTCGGGCTACACCAAAAAAAAGTTCACTTCTAACTATTTGTTTTTATTGATCTTGTAAAAAAAGTTTGGATCTTGGGCGATTTTTTTCTTGCCTTTCCATTCAAGATCAGCTATACTTGTATTATGATCGAGAAAACACAAATGGAGGATGCGAAAATGAAAAAGACAGACAAAAACCTAATCAAGTTCAGACACAACAATCTCAAAGAGGTCGCAACAGACCTGGGCCTCACACAAGAGACCATCAGCGGACGGGGCGGCAGGGGCACTATCGGATACATGTTTGGGCGTGAAGATGGCAGTGAGTTCGCAGTCATAGTCGGTCAGGACGGATACAAGGTGTTTGGAAAGCCGTCCACCAGCCAGAAGCGGATTCACACACACGTTGATCTTACCAACCCAGACAAGGTTGTCAAATTTGTTATGGGTCGCAAGGATGCCGAGGATGCTATTCTGGCAGCGTTTTAATCCAGAGACAAGGAAGGGGGCAAGAAGATGGCAAATGTAACAAGTATCAGAAATCAGCTGGCCGGGGCCACAGACGAACATCTCATGGCCATAGTCGATGAGGGGATGGATTTTCACAAGGCCGGGATGGGCCTGGACGCAAATCCATACACGGATGAGTCGGAAGTGGCTGCCTTTGAGCGTGGATGGTTCAAGGCAGAGGAAAATGACCGGGACCGGGCCAAAGAGGAAAAGGCAACCAAGCGGGCGGAAAGGAAAGCCAGCCTCAAGGTCACAGAAGATAAGGCAGCCGCAGAGGGGCGCAAAATCTACACCGAGCAGGAAATCACCGAGATGATGGACACCATGGATGTCCGGCTGCTTCACCGGCCACTCCTGAAGATGTGGGCCAGGCAGACTGATTCAGAGCGGGCGGAACACACCACCAAGGATCACAACAAGGTCGGATTCAGCGCATTTGACGCTGAGTTTGCTGGCAGCCTGGTCGAGTGGCACCGGAAGGGGCGCAGCTTCAGCCGGAAGCAGGAAGCATCTCTGCGCAAGATGCTCAAAAAATACCGGAAGCAGCTGGTTGATATCGCCAACCGTGGCGAGTGAAAAGGGGAAGGGCGATGGACGCCAAGGTGAAGAATAAGGTCAGACGGTTGGCGAAAAAGCACGCAGAGCGCAAGGGGTTGGGCGGTCCGTTCACGTACGCATTCTATGCTGAGGACGGTCCAAATGCGGATTGGGTCACCATAGACAGCCATAGCAGCAGCGCATATGTGTCGGCGCAGATCAGCGTGCTTTTGGAAGGGGCGGCGGGATGAGCGTGGAGCAGATCAGGGCCGGGTTTCAGGTCCGGGGGAAAAGGGCAATGCGGTTGGCTTCCCTGGCACTAACTGGGCTGTCTGGTCTCAAGTATGTGTACGAGTCCACAATCACCGATGCCGTGGCAGAATCGGCACACAAGATCGGGGAAGTTGACCAGCACGTCATTGCTGAGGCCGGGACGTTGACCACGGAAGGTCTCAAGCGTTTGGGGATTTTTGACCACAACGCATAATCCCATCAACTATCCACTCCGGGGCCGCCACAAAGCGGCCCATTTTTTATCCCACTACCTATCCACACCGGAAGCCAATTTTGGTCCTTTTTACCTTTGGCACATCTTAGAAGTCGGGCTACACCAAAAAAAAGTTGTCTTCTAACTGCTTGAATTAATTGGCTTTACAAAAAAAGTTTGGATCTTGGGCGATTTTTTTCTTGCCTTTCCATTCAAGATCAGCTATACTTGTATTATGATCGAGAAAACACAAATGGAGGAAACGAAAATGAAAAAGGCGATTTGGAAAAAGACGATGGACCAGGGATCACGCAAAGAGTATTCACTTCAGATCAACGGCACCGAGGTCGGAAAGGTCTACAGGCGGGCCGATTTTGTGAAGCGCAACGAGACAGACCGGATCAGGACCAAGCAGGTCAACTTATACGACATCATTTGGGACCGGGCCGGATTGGAGTTGGTTATGTTGGTGGAAACGTCCTGCAGCCGGGATTCTGAAAATATGGACGACGTTGTCACATTCAGATCGGTTTACAATCTCAGGTCTGAAGAGGACACCAGAGCGGTCGTCAAGGAAATGATTGAAGCTGGATATGCTCAGGCTGACAGAATCCTGGCCGGACCGGAAGCGGCCACCGAGCAGGAAGCGGATTATGACGGCGACAAGCTCAACGAGAATGAGGCCAAGGTGCTCAAGGCGGTCCACGCCAGCGCCATGGATGAGACCGGCGGTGAGTTCACTTTTGGGGACCAGGTTGCTGGGTTCTGCCCTGAGTTCACCAAGCAGCAGGTGGCCGGATACATGGGGCAGCTGGCGACCAAAGGGATGATCTATGTTCACGAGTTGGGCAATGCCAACGGGTATGATGTTGCCGGGACGCAAATTGAGTTATCGGAAGCGGGCTTGTCCATCGTCAAGGCGGCCACCGAGACAACGGAAGCCACAGAGGGCACCACGGAAGCAGACCAGGACATGGGTCTGGACAAGTACAAGGCGGCTGAGGTCAGGGATGAGATGGAAAATGCCATACGCCACCTCAGAGCAGCGATGGAAGCGATGGACAAGGTCAGGGAAGGGATCAAGGACGGAAAGCTGGCCGGGATGGAAGGTGAGCAGAGCATGGACAGCGAGATGGAGCACATCAAGGGCGAAATGGACAAACTGGACAGCGAGTTGATCAGTCACGTGAGCCAGCTTGAGGATGAGGCCGGGGATTGGACCAGCGAGTTTGGCAGGAATTAAGGACGGAAGGAACAAGGGAGCAAGACGATGAACAACACAAAAACAAAAATCGAGTGAACCGGGGAAAAGGGCGACAGGATGCTCACCAACCTCAAGCGATTCCGCAAGAACGCAGTGGCCAAGGGATGGAGCAAAATTTGTGAGGCGGCTGAGGACAACAAGACCGGCATATGGGAAGGTGGCTGTGTTGAGTTCAGGTTCAGCGACCGGGCCGGGGGACATTTCATGTCCGATGGTACCGAGTGGTTTGGACAGATATGCGATTGGGATGGCCAGCCCACCAACCACCTGGTCAAAATCATATTTTAAGGGGGATGAGAAGATGGCATTATTGAAAGCACAGTGCGGACGGGCATACAAGCTCAAGAAGTTTTACACAAGCAAGGGCGAGTACACAGACAGGCACGGGCGCAGGTACACCATGCGCAGGGTCTGGATTACAGGGTGAAGGGGGAAGGAACAATGGCAGATTATATCAAAGCGGAACAGGTGATCAACCCGGAGCATATGAACAACGATGAGTTTTGTTCAGCCACTGGCCTGGCCGGGACCGGATTGATGCAGGATGACCCCAAGGACTGTGATGTGGCCGATGATATGGCCAGGGCGTTCAATGATGCTCCCAAGCCCATACGTTGGCACGGAGTGTGCTATGCTTACACCTTTGATCCCAAGGACTGGCGCAACGTCCGGGTGTCGGACGGCGACACAATCCGGCTGGAGTATTTGTCCGACATGGGCAAGTATGATGTTGGCTTCTGGGATTTGATGTCATACTACTGTGAAGCCATCCGCAACGAGTTGTACCAGGGCGACATCGAC